ATACTGCGCGTACAGATCGCTCTGTAAAGCGCGGTTTTTGTCCGCCTTATTTGACATTTGCGTTGATATAGCATCAAACTGGCCAGCATAGGACTGCGTTAAAAATTGCAGATTTTCTCCATCAACGACCGCAACCACCTGCGTTCCCTGCGCAAATGCGCCAGCGGGCAGAGCCGTCCCTTCAAGCGTGACCGGGTTCTTACCCAGTCCATTAACGGAGATTGTATCACCCGCAGCCCATCCTGCTGTCGCAGTAAACCGCATAATCGCGCCCTCACCGGTCAGAGTGTGGGCTGTTCCACTCTTGGTATGTACATAGGTGTTCAGGATACCGCTGGATCTTGCAGCATCCATCTCCGCACACAGGCCACCAATGTCCTGATTGTATTTCTCGTTCCAGTCCGGAGTTCCTTTTATCAACGGGCTAAATTCCATATCGTTTCAATCTCCTTTCAGACGTTCAGCAATAATTTGATGTACAGGCCTTCCGCATTCTCAAAGGTTAGCGTATAGACCCGGTCGCTGATCTTATGCAGTGTGGGGTTTCCCAGTCGCGTAAGCTCCCGGATGGTATACACTGTCAGGGTATCGGCATCCGGATAACTCTGGCGGCAGGGGCATTGTACCAGCTCGGAGCCGCCCGCCGGGCCATCCCCCGCCCCGCCCGCGCCTGCGGTATACTCCCCCATGAGCAGCAGCACGTCCGGATAATCGCCCAGATCATGCCGGATCGTGACGAGCGGCCAGTCCGGGACGCTCGCCGCCAGATAATCCGCAAGCGGGACACCGTCCGGCATCAGTACCTGTCCAGCTGTGGTCAGCGGCGCATAGGGCACATCCCTGCCATCCTTACGCTCCCGCAGGACAAACGGGATCAGCCCTGTCCTATCTGCCATCTGCCGCCACCGCCTTACGACACATCGGGCGTGGAGGTGTCAAACCACCAGTCCCCCTCCTGTGCATCCTCCGGGGCGGTGTCGCCGACCGTAATCTTCGCCCGGCCCCTTACCTCATCCATGACCGCCTTAACCGCTTTTGGCGTCGCCGCCGTCGTCTCATCCTCGCTGTCGGTGGCGCTGCTCAGCTGCACGATGCCTTTGGCATCCAGTGCGGCGTCGGGTACCTCCAGATCGTCCCATGTGATGGTAACCGCCCCTGTTTTGCCGTTGACCGAGATCACCGCACCCCGCGTCGCGCTGTCAATCCAGCCTGCCGGTTCGCCGTCAGCGTCCCAAATCCAGACAGTATCGGTCGAGCCAACGACCGCGAAATCTCCGGCGATGGCGGAGGGATGCGCTTCTCTTAAGGCTTCCGGGGCCGCGTAGTAGCCCTTGTTATGCTCCAGCAGCGACGGGATCAGGGACAGCGGCAGCCGCCCTTCCTCATCCAGCCCCGCGTAGCCGCCGGCTTTGTTTTTGTTGGCTGCATCCTCCTTTGCTTCAAAGGCCGCGATCTGACCGTCCGTCAAAAACCGGTGCTGCGGGTCGGTCTCGACCTGTACCGCCACCGTTTTGGGATAACGGTCCTCCCATTTTCCGTTCACAAATACTCTCTGCGTGTAGTTCTGCGCCATGTCTACATTCCTCCTTTTTATCACAGCGCGCCCCAGATCACCGAGGTATCCCCAGGCGGGCCTGCGCTGAATACCATGTTTTTGACCGCAATTACGTCTGCTGGGACGGCGGGAGCACTTCCCCCTTCACCGCACAGCAGCCGAAGATATACAGCATCAAGCCCATTATCCTGATACAGAACCACATACTCGCCGCGGCTGAGCTGCCGCACCTCCTTAACCGCCTCAGGTTTTGCCGCCTCCTTTGTGGTGTAGACGGCCAGCCTGTTTTTGTCGAGACATTCCGCCTTTGCCGGCAGTTGCATGAGGCTGGTCCCGCCTGCTGGGCCGCTGCCCGCTTCGCCCATGCCCGCGCCGTATTGATAGGCAAACGCCAGCACCTGCGGATAGGTTCCCAACTGATGATCCAGGACGACCAGCTCGGTTTCCGGATGGTCCGCCCGATTGTGCTCCCGGATCACCTGCTTCAGCTCCGCTTCCAGTTCTTCGCGGGTCACATTGTCCACCGACGCGTCCACGACAAACTGCACTGCATCCACATTCGTAAACAGCACATGCAGCCAGAGGGTCAGCTTGGACGCGATCCCGTCCAGGATCAGGGCCTTGGCGGTATCCGGGAAGTTACTGACCACAATCAGGTTCCCCGAATCATCCAACAACCCGACCTCCCGGACAGTAAATCCGCCCACCGTCCCGTCCAGCACGATCTTGACGTCCACCATGTTTGGTGACACGGCGTTGACCTTCTTTTCGGCGATCTCCCCGCGCCACACCTCGTTTTTGATTTCGGTCATGTCGGGTGTGGGGATGTAATAGCTTCCGCCGCCATCCCCAACCACCGCTGTGGTGATGTTGATTTTCGGTCCGTCCAGCGTATAACCGGCGAGCTTTTGGTTCCCCAGATCGGTGACCATGGTTTTATACTTCCGCTCATCGGTCGTAATGACCACATTCCCGTCTATGTCCGCCATTTCGCATCCATCCTTTCCTCGGGGTATAGTTCTACCGTCTGTTGCACAGAGACAAACCCGTCACTTCCAGCCCCGACGGCCAGCTCCGCCCGTTCGGCCAGGGCGGGCCAGATTTCCACCGTCTGCGCCACCACCGCCGCAACCCCAATCTGATCGCTTCCGGCTCCGGTCAGCCCGACCGATACCGGCTGCTCCGGCCAGACCTCCACCGTATGAGCCGCGGTAACGTATGCTCCGGTATGGTTCGTCCCGGAAACCTCGCCCTCAAGGGAGATTCCCTCCAGATGGGAGCGCAGATTTTTGTAGTACCAGATCCGGCTCAAAACCCGCCGCTGCCGGTCCTCTGAAACGCCGTCCTGCACCGGCAGGAATAGCCGGAAACAGTAGGGGGACCCGCCATATTCAAACCATTCCTCCACCCAAGCCCCGGGAAAGATGTCCCCCAGAACCGTCTCCACCGCGTATTTCGTCCCCAGCGTCCGATGGACGTTCCAGTTGTCCCGCAGCACCCGGCGTTTCTCCTCGAGGGAATACTCGCTGTCCCACCAATCCACCTTGAAGTCGTACGCCAGGATGTCGAGCAGTTTTTCATCCAGCCGGAATACATCCGGATAGATCCGCAGTCGGTCGATCTCTTTCGGCCGCTGTGACAGCATGCCGGCCATGGCGTCGGCCAGCGCAGCGACCGACCTGTCCAGCCGCAGGGCGACCGGCAGGGTCTCCAGCAGATTTTCCCGCGTCAGTCCCCGGCTACTCATCCTCACAGCCTCCGTTCAGGACGGACACCCGCTGCACCTGCCCGACCTGCGGGACGGTCATGGTGATCTCGTATTCCTGTGTTCCCAACGTCATCCGGCCGTCCCGCAGCGGCTGGAAAATGGGCGCACGCAGGTCCACCCGCTTGATCCCGGCCTGCATCAGCAACTGATAGAGCTTGGACGGGTTGATGTCCCGCCCGAGTTTCGCGCTCTGCCAGTCGATGTAATCCTGTACCGCCTGTTCTACTGCTTTTTGCATCCCGGCAGCGCTGACGGGGGAGTCCGCGTGGCTGTACCAGGTCAGGTCGACTTCGTAGGGGACAATCTCCGGGTCGCCCATCTGGACATGGTCGGTGAACGGCCGCACCCGGTCGGCGCTGCATCGCTCGTATACCGCCTTCTTGATCTCCTCCCCAGCCGGTCTCCCGCCCTTCATCAGGACGTAGAGGTAAACCTCCCCCGGCGACGGGGAATTCGGGACCACGTCCGCGATCTCGGTGGACACCTGCATGGCGTGATAAGTATAGCTCCCGGTACTGCCCGCGGTGCTCCATCCGTCCTGGCTCAGCCGCAGCAGGTTGTAGTATTCCTCGTCGGTCGCGGCGTCGGCCCCGCCCTCCGATTCGGTAACATTGCGGCAGACGGTGCAGTAGCTGTACAAATCCACAATCGTGTCGATCTGCCCGGGGAGGTACCCGTTTCCTATCGTCCCCGGCGTCTGGCAGACCACCTCAACGTCCACGGACGTTTTCCCGACCGGAATCAGGGCATCCTCCTCGGTCTCCCAGACCAGTACCCCGCCTGCATCTGACACCCGCGTCCCCTTGGAAATCAGAACCGGGAACGGCTGGCCCTGGGAGATCTCAAACCGTACCCGGCACCGGGCAGATTTTGCGCCCGGCCGTTCGTGCTCCAGGAACAGCTCCCCCAGCGCATCAAGGTTTTCCCCCTCCGCCCGGCTCGGGATGTTCTGATTTCCGGTGTAGTTGTTGAGCGCCCGTTCCTGTAGGATTATTGCTGTATGCCATCTCAAAAAGAGCATCTCAGGGCTGGCCGGTTGGACGGTCATGCCGGTCAGCGTCTCATATGCCGCGATTGCCCGCGAGAGGATTTCCTGCGCATCCATTGATACAAACTCATATTCCGGATTCCTGCTCATCGTTAATCTCCACCTCCACTGTTGGGATCAGTTTCCCCGGGTCGGACGGGTCCTCCACAAACTCCACATTCAGGACGGTAACCCGGGGTTCCCACTCCTCGACCGCTTCCCGGATGTCCGAAATCATCATGACTTTTGCCACCGGGATCGGGCGGTCCAGGATGCTGGCCGCAATCCCGAATTTCCGGTAGAGCGGCACCGACCCTCTGGGAGTGGACAACAGCACCGCGATATTTTGCAGGATCGAGGACAGCGCGTCCCGCTCCTGAAACCGGATACTCCGGAGATCGGTCGCGCTCACAAGATAACTCATCTTTTCACCGCCTCGCATATTCCTGTAAATTGACGGATACTACAACCACCGACAGGTTCCCGCGCCGGTCGAATGTTTTTGCTTTGACGCTGTGGCCGGTAATCACCCAACGGTAGGTCCCATACGCCTTGCTGCCGATGGTCAGCGGCAGGGTCCGACCCTTGCTCTCGTACTTGGCGATTTTGGAGATTTCCCGGGAGGGGGACGCGCCCAGCTGGGTAGACAAAGTCATGTCGAAGGAGATTTTGTCCGGGTCCATGCCGGTAAACTCCAGCAGCCCCCGGCCCAGATGCCGCTGGTGGGCCGCATACCGGGCAGACCCCGACCACTGGAAGTTGTCCAGCGTGCGCACCACTGAGGAGGACACGGTAAAAGCGATGTCCCCCAGACATCCGATCATTGCCATGGCTGATACGCCCCCAATACGAAGCCATGCGCGTTCTCGACCGGCAGGAACAGCGTGACCACCCTGTCCCCCACGTTCGGCAGCCACGGCAGAACGACGACAGGATGCACATGCGCTTCAAATTCCGCCGCTCCTGCACCGGCTGGCCCCGCAATTTCGGTCTGCTGGGGTGCAGGATCATAAGCCGGGATATGCGGATGGGAGTCGAGCACCGCCAGCCAGTCGGAGCACATCTCGTCGCTGCTCTCAAACAGCACCCGGGCAGTGCGGTTGCCCGGATCCACCGCTGTGACGGTGCCCACCCGCACCAGATTTTGCAGGACGTTTGTCTCATCCATCAGTATCCCTCCAATACGCTCCGCAGCCGGACTCTGGTCGTATAGCCTGACCCGTCCACCGTATGTACCGCCTGGCTGATGATATATTTGCAGTCCCAGCCGCCGAACCCCCGAAGCCGCACCGTGACGCCTGCCACCAGCGCGGGATTGCCGACCATCGTGAAACTGGCGGTCTTGGCGAACTTGTTGTGCAGACGCAGCATCTTTTCCGCCAGCATTTTCGCCTCCCCCGGGCTGGCCACCCGCGCGGCAACCTCCAGCTGCTGCCCATTTTTGACCTTGTCGTCAGTGGCAATGCCGGTGATGCACTGGCCCTTTGCGGGATTCTCGTACCGCACCCGGCAGGATGCATACTGCGTGTCCGCCGTACCCGTCCCGATCTGATACCGGGTATAGGACCCGTCCCCGCGCCGGATGGTCAGAATCTCGTCCTTGGCTTCATATTCCGCCTGATCGAAGAGCACGAGAATCTTGTTGGTTGCCTTGAGGGAGATGCCCGCTTCATGGCAGAGCCTGCGCAGAAGGGCAATGTCGCTTGTCCTGATCTGCTCCACCCGGGCATAATACGGATTGACGGACGATTCGTACATACAGATCATCCCGCTGTTTGCGGCCATCTCATTGGCAATTCCGGACAGTGTGTACCCTTCCCACGCCTTTGACTTTTTTGTCTGGCGGATTGCGGCCTGGAAGGGCAGCGAGGTCGCCTTGATGGTGATCTGGTTCGGTGGGCCGGACGCGTCCACCGAATCCAGTTCGAACGTCCCGAACGGAAGCAGGACGTCCTTGCCGTTGCTGTGCTGGTTCTCCCGCAGAAGCACCGCTTCGATTGAGAGCTTTTCCGCCGCTGCCGCCTCGATCGCGTCCATCAGCCACTGTTCGGTCCAGATCCGTCCCCGATCCTGTAGGGCAATCTGAAGATCATCGGTCTCGTCCTCCTCGTTGTCGGTATAGGAGACCGACAGCAGATACGGTCGGATAGACCTGGTGATGTCCACCCCGTCAAAGGCAATCTCCGCCACCGTCCGGCGGGCCATATTCCGATTGCTCATTGCTTCCTCCCTTTCTTTTTATTGTGTAAAATTATGTATTTTAATCTTGACAAAATGTGTAATATTGTGTATAATATAATTGTCAGGAGGGAAACTATGAACCCACGAAAAGAAACGATCCGGCTTCTGGAAGCACATGGGTTTCTCCTCGCCCGGCATGGAGGAAATCACGATATCTACTTCCATCCCGAAACCAGGCTTACAATCCCTGTGAAGCGGCACGATTTTGACGAGGACGACATGAGATACATCCTCAAGGAAGCAAAGATCGACAAAAGACAGCTGGGAAAGCGGAAGGGAAAGAAATGACCCTCCCCCTTTTCCGAGCCAATAAGGAGGCATATGATGCATTACACCTATACTGCGGTCATTACGCCCGGAGAGGGCAAGTACTATGCCTGCGTACCCGACATTCCCGGCTGCATCACCACCGGCCGGGACATTGAGGACGCGGTCAGCCAGATCACCGATGCTTTGAGCGGATGTCTGGTGGTGTGGGAGGATCAGAACCTTCCCATCCCATCGGCTACTCCGCAGCCTGGGGTTTCCCACGGCCAGGACGATATTCTGACGCTGGTCAGCGTTGATACGATTGCCTACCGGGCAAAGACCGACACCCGCGCGGTGCGAAAGAATGTATCCATCCCCGCATGGATGGCCGCTATGGCTGAGCGGAAGGGGATCAACTGTTCCAAAGTCCTACAGGACGCCCTCATCCAGCAGTTCTCCTGACAACCCGCCCCGTAAACCCGGGGCGGGTTCATTTTTTCTGTTTCCAAGGCGGAAGTCCGCCGCTTGCCCGCTGCGGGATATCCGGAATTACAAGCCTTGCTCCCGCCGGAAAGAGGTAAAGCCCCAGCAGGGCATACCTCATGTTGGCGCGCATCAGCAGCCCGGTATGATCGGTGCTGCCCATCTGGTCCTGCGCGATGCTGTCCCACATATCCCCTTGTGTTGTCACATAGTATTTCATGCCATCCGCCGCCTTTCCCGATCCGCCAGCATTCCCGACACGACATCCTGTACCCGCTGTGCGAAATCGTCCCCGAATTCCTGTAATGACGCCACCGTTTCGGGCGTCGCGTTCCCCTGAATGTTGAAGGAAACCTGGATACTCACCGGAGAGTTGTCTGCGCCGCCAACCGGCGCAACCAGTGCGGAGAGGGCGGGCTGTGCCCGCATGGACGCGGTCTGTCCCGCATCCATGACCTTTTCCCCACCGTTGAACCAGACCAGCTCCGGCCCCTCCTCGCCGACCAGCGCAAAGCCAGGTTCGGCACTCTGGGTGCCGGATGCGTAGGCATTTTGCGGAGCAACTGACACACCACCCCTACCGCCGGAAAGCGCGGCAGCGGCCGCGGAACCCAGCCGCCCGTACGCTTCCCGCACCTGCGGCAGCATCCCTTCCGCCGCGTCCAGATACCCCTGAATAGTCGCCTGCCCACTTTTGAGGGCTTCGTCCCCCAGATCCATAGCCGCGATATGCTCCGCCAGACGATTCTGGATCGCGTCCATCTCACTGCTGAACCCGGTTTGCAGGTCCGCGATACTCTGCGCGGCTTCCGACTGTGCATCCTGAAGCGCCTGCCACTGCTCCGCCATTTCCACCAATGTATCGGTATCGCCCGCATTGACCGCATCTGCCAGCCCCGCAATCGCGTTGACACTGTCGGCGCTCCCGTCCGCAAAGCTGGCCAGCATCGCTCCCAGCCCTTCAATCTCCGAAGTCTTGTCCAGGAGCAGGTCCATGTTGGCCGCATAATCCTCCCAATATTGCCGCTGTCCCTCGATGTTGGAGGCCATGTTGGCCGCGCTGGTCGCGGATACAGCGGCGGCTTTGTCCCAGACCGCATACTGTCCCTCTACCGATTCCAGCGCCGCAGCATAGGATTCGTTATAGGCGTCCACCAGCAGCTGCACATGGCTGACCGTGTTGTCGATCACGCCGGTCAGGAGGTTGATCTGGCCTGCCGCCTCCTGCGACACTCCGGCCTGCTCGGCCAGAACCGCGTTGTAATCCCGGAGCGCATCCTGTGCGGACAGCGCTGCGGTCTCCCCCTGCTCAATCGCGGTATTCAGATTTTTCAGGGTATTTTGGGTCTGTTTCTGTTCGAGCTTCAGCTCTTTCAGGCGTTCCGCCTGCTCATAATATTCCGCTGTCAGGTCTGTCCCGTTGCGGCTCGCTTCCCACGAAAGCTCCTTCAGCCGCTCTTCCAGCGGTTCCCGCTGTTTCTCGATCTCCGCGAGCCGGATTTCCGCCGCAGTCCGGTCCAGCTTGTTTTTGGCCAGCTCCTGCTCTGCCGCCGCCTGCTTGGACAGCAGGTCGGTCAGCTTATCCGTCCGGGCCTGCTCCTCCGCGTTTTTCTGCATGGCCGCAATCGACGCTTCCAGTGCGGCGGTGCCGCCCTCGATCGAGTTGGTGGTCAGGTCGATCTGGCCGGCCAGCTCGGGCATGACCTGTGTCAGCAGGGTCAGCGTGTTTCGGTAATCCTCATTTCCGGCCACATTGCCGCCCGTCGCGGCTTCGATCTCCTTCAGCCGGGAAATATACAGATTGGCGGTGTCGATGCCCGCCTGTGTTTCGGTGGCAACCAGCCCGATCGAAAGGCCCGCCTGCTGTGCCGCCTCACCCAGGTCGCTCGCCGCCCGGGTCAGTTCCTCTACCTCCGGTACGCCTTCATGCGCCCGCTGGTACATCCCGTAGATCGCCCCGCCCAGAGCGCCGACCGCAGCGCCTACCCCGAGGATAATACCTGCGGGGCCGGTGAACATCGCCGCAAGATCGAGCGCTTTCGCCACCTTGGTGACTGCCGTATAGGCGGTTATCCCAGCGGTCAGGGCAGCGACCGAACCGACCACGCCGGTAACCGCGCCCACCACGCCCGGAGAATCCTGCACAAACTGGTCTACCCCGGTGAATACGTCGGTCCCAACCTTGTACAGATCTCGCATAGCCGGGGTGAACTGCTCCCCGACCGAGGTTTTCAGCGCGTCCCATGCGGACTTCATCAGGACCAGCTGTCCATTCATGTTGTCCAGCTTGATTTCAGCCATCCGCTGCGCGGCCCCGGCGCTGCCGTAGATGCTCTGGGTCAGGCTGTCCACGTCCGCCTGGCTGGCGTTGATGATCGCCAGCATCCCGGACATAGCCTCCTTGCCAAAGATGGTGCTTGCCGCCGCTGTCTGCTCCGCCTCACTCAGTTCCGAGAAGGAGGAGCGCAGGCTGTCGGTCAGCTGTGCCAACGACTTCATGGTCCCGTCCGCGTTGGTCATCGAGATGCCAAGCCGCTCCATCTCCCCGGCCTGCTTTTTGGTTGGAGCGGACAGGTTGGCCAGCGCTGTTTTCAGGGTGGTGCCCGCCTGACTGCTCTTGATGCCGCTGTTGGCCATGAGGCCCAGCGCCACCGCCGCGTCCTGCGCCGAATACCCCAACGTCCCACACAAGGGGGCCGCGTACTTGAACGATTCCCCCAGCATCGAGACGTTGGTGTTGGATTTGGTGGCAGCCGCAGCCAAAATATCCACGAAGCGGTTGGTATCCTGCGCGGTCATCCCGAAGGCGGTCAGGGCGTCGGTCACAATATCGGACACCGTCCCGAGCTCTTCCCCCGAAGCCGCCGCCAGCTGCATGACCCCATTAAGGCCGGCTGTCATGGATGCGGCGTCCCATCCGGCCATACTCATATACTGCATGGCTTCGGATGCTTCCTGTGCGGCGAATTTCGTAGCCGCACCCATCTCTTTTGCCTTGGCGGTCAGGGCTTCCATCTCATCGGCGGTCGCCCCGGAGAGCGCTTCCACTGTGGACATCGACGCCTGAAAATCTCCGGCAATGGTGATGCAGTCCAGATATGCGCCGCCGATCTCATGCAGCGCGGCGGCGATTCCGGCGGCCGCAATGGCGCTCTGTACCGCCTCAAACGACTGGGTGGTCTTTTCCCCGAAAGTCAGCGCGCCTTGGGCGGCGTCCTGCTGTCGGGCGGTCAGCTCCGCAAGCTGGGCGGACAGCCTGATCTGCGCTTCCCCCAGATCATCTGTACTGATCTCCGCGCCTTTGAGCGCTTCGGCAGTCGCGCCCAGCTTCTGTTTCTGCCGGGTCAGGGCGTCCTCAGCATTTTTAATCCGCTGTTCCAGCTTGAGCTTTTCCCGGCTGAGGGATGCGGTGGAACCGGTGGTTTCGTCGATCTCGGCTTGCAGCAGCGCGTGCTGCTTTTTCAGGTTGGCCAGCTTGTCCTCGGTTGCGGAGATTGCACCCTGCTGCTTCTGGTACGCCGTAACATCGGACTGGGCCTTGTGCAGCTCCGCAATCTCGCCGCCCAGCTTTGCAAACTCGGCCTGCGCCTTGGTGAACGTGCCGTGAAAGCCGCTGTTCATCTGGGCATTCAGGATAAAATCAATCTCGTTAAGCTTTCTGCCTGCCATCAGCCGGTTTCCCTCCGCTCTGCTATTACAGCGTTATTCGCCTCGATCCACTTCCCCAGCTCCCACAGGGGGCAGTCCAGCCACCTGAAAACATCTGTGTGGTTGTTCTGCGCCAGTACCAGGCATTCCCGCCGGAGGTTCAGGACACCCCCGACGCGATTAAGAAAAAACGTGCCTGCCTGCAAATTTTCAGAAAGTCCGCAATGGGCAGCGCCTCCAGCATGCCGGTACTGATCCGCTGGCCAACCTGCCCGCGCCAGGTGCACGCCCGTACAGCCATCCCCGCCAGATAATCCTCCGACCAGAGCGCGTTGACCAGCGTTTTCTGCTTTTTCGCCAGCTCGGTCTCGATGGCAAGGCTGTCCTGGCCGGTGAGGATGGTCCAGTCAAACTCGAGCACCTCGAAGGTCGTCCCCTCATAACTGAGCGGCTTTGTAAGAGGGTGCTTATAGGTCTTGAAGTTAATCCCGGCATCCTTCATCTCCTGTGCGATTTTGGACACCCTCGCCGCCTGGTCCACCGCCTTTTGTACGCTGGCGATCGCGTCCTGAAACTTCGGTTTGGTTTCTGTACTCATTGAAATATCTCCTTTCAAATTTTACGTATTTTTATGTATCTTTCTATTGACATACGTAATTTTACGTAGTATAATAGAATCAAGGAGGTAAGGGATAGATGAAACGCAAAGACATCGACAAGGCATTGAAGAAAGCGGGCTGGATCATCATACACGGTGGAAACCACGACATGGCAAGACACCCCATGAAGCCCGGAATCAGCATCCCGATCCCCCGGCACAGCGAAATTAACGAATATACAGCGAGGGGGATTCTGGAGCGGGCAGGGATCAGATGATCCCGTCCGTTTCCAGCCCTGACTGAAAGGAGAAGGTACAATGGCGAAATATGTATACCCCGCAATCTTTCACCCCAATGAAGACGATGGCTCGATCACGGTAACAGTGCCCGACCTGCCCGGCTGTATCACCGAAGGGAAGAATCTTGCCGACGCTATTTTTATGGCGGAGGACGCGGTTTCTATGTGGCTCTGGTACACCGAGGATCACCACGAACCCATCCCGGCTCCCACACAGCCACCTGTAGTAACAGCCCCTGAATTTGTAAACTATGTGTATGGTGATACGGATGAATACCGCCGCAAGAACGATTCCCGCGCTGTCAAGAAAACCCTCTCCATCCCGAGCTGGTTGAACGCCCGGGCGGAGCAGGCGGGCGTCAACTTCTCGCAGGTCCTTCAGGAAGCCCTGAAAGAACGTCTCGGCGTCCAATAACCCCTTTACAGCCTCCCTTTCCAGGGAGGCTGTTTTTTATGCCTTGCCCAGTGCCCGGCGCACATCTGCCATATAGTCAACGTCCCCGATGATGCACCGCATGTTGCGCTTGTCGATCTCCCACAGCCGCTTTCCCTTGCGGTATGCGGCATAGTAATAGACCTCAAACTCCCCGGACACATCCGCGGCCGACATAGGCGCGACAGTCCCTGGCGCGATGCTCTTGGTCTGCACCAGCATGACGTACTTCTCCGCCCACATGCCCGATTCCGCCTTCTCGACCTCCCAGAACTCCTCCGCTACCCGCAGGTCGAGCAGATGCTGTCTCGGGGCCGCAAGGCTCGCGGCGGCCTGCGTCACGGTCAGGAAGTTGATGGTCGCGCTCATGGCGTCCACCATGCCGATCAGGGGCACGTTCATGTTGCCCATCATCCCCGCGCCGCTGATGGACACGGTCGGATAGGCGATGGTGGGCAGCTGTACCTTGGCAACCCCCAACAGGTTCACGCTGTCCTCATAGACTTCCAGATTGATATAGGCTGCTGCCTGCTGACTCATTTACCGTCCCTCCTTATTCGGATAGTGCGGCCTGCACATAGTCCGGGTCATATTCCAGCGTGAAGTCGATCTCCTGCGCCGGGCTGGGCGGCGTGATGTAGATATGGATCCGCAGGATCCCCGCCATGAGATCCAGCAGCGGGTTTTCCTCCGCGAGCATCTCCGCCCGCGCCCCAAGCAGGCGTTCCGCACTGACCAGCCCTGCCAGCCAGAGGTTGCAGGTGTCCAGGATGCTGTCAACCAGCCGCCGGGTCATGGGCTTATCCAGCTTGGACCAGAAGGTCCGGATGAGGGTGTTGCCCACCCAGTCGAACATCCGGGAAACCGGGATGAAATAATCCTTGACGTCGGTATTCGCGGGGTAGCATCCCACATAGTTGCCCTTGGCCACCCAGCCCATACTCATGAAGTTGAGGGCGGTCACGATCCCGTAGCTTCCGGCGATCAGCTGCACCTGTTCCCAGGTCAGGTTGATTTCGGTCCCGTCCGCCAGACAGCAGCCGTCGATCTTGAGCGCCTTGTTGGAGGGCGACTCGTACGGGCATCCGGCGTTCCCGGTGTCCACCTTGGCCATCAGGCCCGCCAGCTGGGTGGACAGGTGGAACCGGTAATCCCCCAGCTTGACCATGGGCCAGCAGACGATCTGGTTCTCGTCAATAAAGTTGTTTTTGTTCTTGTGCAGGGTCAGGCTGGAATATTCGGTACAGCCGTCCGGGCCGGAGTCGATGTCGATGAGCGCCTTGCCGCGGAACAGGCCGTTGATCCCCGCAGCCTTGGTCGCCATGACTGCCGCGACGGTGGACAGGTGCGAATATCCGGGGGCGCAGATCAGGTCGGGAATCACCCCTACGACGGTCATGCATTCGTCGATCACGCCCAGCCCCCGGATGATGTCCTTTTCGTCGATCTGGCCAAACTCCACGACCTGCCCCTCGACATGGAGCAGCTCTGCGGTCTGGTAGTAATCGCCGGAGGGCAATAGCTCGATGATACAGGCATCCTCGTCCGCGTCGTACAGGACGCTGTAATCCTCGTCCTCCGCCAGCTGGTTGTCCGCCGCGATCACCTCGTCCGAACCGGCTTTCTTTACGCAGGTCACCACCAGCTTGTCATCGTGGATAAATCCGAACGGGATCGAAATCCTGTGCTCCGATACTGCATAGTCCTTGCCTTCTCCCGTCTTCTGCATGGCGGCGGGATCAAAAACGTTGCAGAAGAGCACCGGCTGACAACCGAACAGCTGAAAATGGCTGTACATGAATTCGCAGAGGGTGTAGGTTTCCCAGTCGTAGGAGAAGCCCAGCTTTTCCACCGCTTCTGTCCAGCTGGTGCAAAGGACCGGCGTATACGCTTTGCCCGGGCTGGATGCGGCATGCGATGGGGCGACGCCCACCACATACGGGATCCCGGCATCCGCCACGACCGGCGTGCTGAGCGAAGTCGCCTGTTCATACACGTGCACTCCAAGATTGGCCATTTACTTCCCCTCCCTTCCGGCTGCTACCTTCTGGTAGTTCGCATACAGGGCGTTGCCGGGCTTTTTGACCTTCAGCCGGGCTTCCGGCAGGGCCGCGCCTGAGACAATCAGGGTTTTCACCAGCGGCTGTTTTTCAATCGCGCGGGCCGCTGCGGCGAGCGCTTCCTCTTTCGTACCCATGTAGATCGTCCCGCTCTGGATCAGGCCCGCAAGGTTGGGGCCGATGTAGCAGTAGAACCCGCCGTCATCCGGCTTGGGCTGGGCCGTTATCTTTCTTGCCATTGCGTCAACTTCCTTTCCACCGACTTTAATTTCCACTGGGAGATCATCTCCCCCGCATAGAACGGGGCAGAGTTCTCGGGATAGATCAGGCTTTCCAGCCCCTCCTGCAAATTCAGGATGAACTGCTTGCCGATGACCACCTGCTGCATCAGGGCGATCCGCATCCGCTCCATCAGGTTTAGAAGGGCCAGCCCGCCCTCCTGCTCATCCGGGTGGTATACGCAGAACACCGAACGGACGACAGCGGAGGAATCCGGCCATGGTCTGCCGGGCTGATGCACATCCTTGCAGGTAATCACCTGGTGCAGGATGTAGGGGGCGTCCCGCATGTAGACTTTGCCGTCCGGCAGGCGGGTCAGGAACACCTTGACGGGCCGGGGCGCGGGCGGTTCGGTGTCCTCTTCCTGCATCTGCACCGGCAAAATGATATTTTTTGTGGCCTCAAGCGTGAAGGCTTTCAGCTGTTCGAGTAGAAGAATCCTTGTCATTCTGTCACCATCCCCATCCGTTCATAAGTGCTATGATTTCATGGTCCAGCTGCTTTTCAAACGCCTGCTCCGCTCTTGCCGTCAGCCTCTCCGAAACCTCCGGGCTGTCCAGCATCTGGGCGACAGAAGGCCCAAACAACTCCTCGATCTCGTCCTTGTCGTGGGAGGTCATGCCGCCGGTCCGCTCGAAGATGCCGACATGTCCGCTTTTCATCCGCGCGGCGAACGCGTTCGGGAAGGATTTGGAGGGTGTCCCTTTCAGGACATGTCCATAGGCGGGACTGCCGGGATGCAGTAAGCGCCATTTGTCCGGGCCAAACATCACAGGAATCCGGCGGCTGGTATCGTAGGCAGGGTTGAGCGGGCCGGACCCGTCGAACCGGTGCAGCGGGATCCGGTACCCGGCGAACGTGACAAACACCTGAATCCCGTTCTGATAGCTGTACCGGACCGAGACGTTCTCGTTGGCCCGGATGCCGGCTGCGGAGATTGCGTACCGCTCCCGGATCGCCCGGGTGCTCTCTGTTCGCAGATGGGAGGTCGTCCTTGACATAGCCCTTTTCATTGCTTTTTCAAGCCCGCCCTCCAGACCAGCCAGCAGGCCCGCCGCTCGATCCAGCGCATTCTGTCCGGCTGTTACCGTCACGTCAATGTCCGCGCTCGCTGGTCCTTCCCAGGTCCCCCGGCCCGCGGGCCTTCGCGCCTCTCTGCTGATGCTATCAAACCTCAATCCTGGATCGCCTCCAGTTCGATGCGCAGCATCCCCATTTCGCGGGCCGCTGCCGCCACGTAATAGCGCCGGAAATAGCCGCCGCCACCCTCGCAGTTGTTGATCTGCAAGGGGCAGCCCTGCCTTGGGAGCTTGCCGCCCAGGTCACTCTCGGCGCAGTGGAGAACCGCGCTGACCCGGTGCAGCCCCTGGATATGGTCGTCCCGGAGCTGTTCCCGCTCCTCGTTTACCGGCCCCTCCAGTACAACGGGAATATCCTGGTAGGTCTCCCCGTCATACCGGACGGTGCGCAGCTCCGCGAACTCCTCCAGATTTAGGAACACATCGTGAATGTCGCTGGTCAGCATATCCTTGAAATTCATACCACCGGGTCCTCCACACCCAGCTCGGGCGGAACCTCACCGTCGTCCTTCGCCGGGGCCCCAATCTCGATTTCGGCTAAGAGATCCGCAATATCCCCCTTATTCTTGCACCGGCTGACATCTATGCCCATATCCTCCGCCATCTTCTCCATATCGGGACGCCGCATCTCCATCAAGCTCTCCTTGGTGAAGTGATGGTTCACAATCGCCAGCATATCCACCGAACCCGGAAGATACCCGGCTGAAAGGTCGCTTCCGCTGTTTTCCAGCCCCCCCACGGGCGGGCCCTCGTCGGGCGGGTTGATACCCGTCCCGCCGCCGTCCCCGTCGTCCACGGGGCTGTCAGCGTCGCTGGCGGGGCTCATAACCGGCCGCGTCACATATTCCGCCACGCCGCGGGCGACAAGCCGCTTTTCCTCGGCGGCAGGAAGCGTGAGTTCCCCGTCGGCGGCGGTCTTGTAGCCCTGGGACGTTCCGCAGGTGCCGCAGATAATTCTAATCATGCCTTACTCCTTTCTCTCCCGGTCAGGCCGCGAGAACCTTTTCCGCCGCCGTCCAGGGATTGAGGGTCTTGGGCACAAACAGCGGCCGGCAGGATACCGTCGTTTCATCCACGGGCGGCTTGACAGTGGACAGGTAGTTGGGCACACGGGTCCCGGCGTGGGTGTGCCACTTGTTGTCCATCTCCTTCTGGGTAACCGCACCGTACAGGCCCTTGCCGCAGTCGGGAGCAGTGACAATGGCGCTGCCGCTGGCCAGGAAGGGAGTCTCCGTCCCGGTCTCATCCTGGAAGGTGCCATCGTTGACGAAAATCTCCAGCTTGCGGCCGCCGAAGTTGAACTTGCCCAGGCTGGTGACATAGGACGTCAGCTCCTGGGGATTGATAGCGCCGTAGTCCGCCCGGCGGTTGTCCATCATGTACTGAATCCAGGGGTCCTCCATCAAGAAGTTGCCCACGTCGTTTGACACCACCAGATCGGTAGCGGCCCGGCCCCGCTGGGTGAGCATCTTGACCATCTGGATCACGTCCCAGTACCAGTTGCCGGGGGTGTGCTTGTCCTTGCCGTGGGTCCATGTGGCAGCGGGGGTGAACTTGGCCGGGTTGTTGGTGCCGTCGTAGAACTTGGCGGAAATGTCCTCGTAGATGGTGGGGTCACTGGTCTGGTGGCGCATGACACAGCCGTTTTTCAGCATGGTCTCACAGGCCAGCCATTCCTCCCGGCGGGAAATCCGGGCGGACAGGTCGCTCAGGTCACCCATGAGCAGCTGCCGCGCCCGCTGCTCGGGCGTCACATTGCTCAAAATGCTCTCGCCGAAGCCGCGCTGGTGCAGCTGGTCGATGGTCAGGAGCTTAGAAATGGCGATGTTGCCTGGCTCCAGCTCAAAGGTGCTGAATCCGCCGCGGCCAACAGGAAGCGCGTCAACGCGGGGCAGCACAAAGGGCGCGGCCTTGCGGTTGCCCTCCTTGTAGTCGGCCAGGACCTTGGACGTGCCGAACACATCCAGCGCCAGATCGGTGGGGAAATAGCGGCGCTTGAAGAAAGTGGGCTCGGGGGTCAGAATCTCAATCGCCGCCAGCATATACAGAACGTCATAGATATTCATTTCGTTGTCCTCCTTACTCCGGCAGCACCCGGGTGAAGATGATGTCGTACTTGCGCAGGGTGTCCTTGTCCGCCGCAGTCAGGGTATAGCCCTCCGCGACGGTCACCGCATCAGGGTTGAAGTTTCCGCTGCGGTAGGCGACGGCCGCCACCGCCTCCGTGCCGGAGGCGTCCACGGGGTCAGCCAGGACATAGGCAGGAATGCCGCCAGTCGCCATGACCTCACAGGCGCCGTCCTCCTTGCGGGACAGGACCGTGCCACGGGCCAGATCGCCAGCACCGGCGGCAATGCTGACCGGAACCGTCAGCGCACGGGGAAACATCCCCGCGATCAGATTGTCCTGACCGCGTTCGCCCACCTTTTTAACCAGCTCTTTCATGTTTAACGTACCTCCCGCTTCCGCTCATTGAACGCCTTGGCGTCCGCCTGGGCCTGCGCCACCACCGCCTGGGGACTGTCCGGGCCGCCAGCACTGCCCGCACCATTGGCCGCGCCCACGTCCTGGACACCGGAAGCCGCCGTGTCAGCCTCCAATGCGGCCAGGAACGCCCCGCCCTGCTGGGACGCTTTCTGCGCGGCCTGATAGACCATCTCCTGGGCAGTGCAGGGGTGGTCCCCGTACTTGGCCGCATTGATGGTTTCCGCGTCGAACAGGCCCGCCAGCGCGTCGATCTCCTGGATACGCTTGCGCTCGGCCTGGGCGGGATCATCCCCGCCGTTGCTCTGCGGGGCCGGGGCGGGGGTTACTGCGGGTGCGGGAGCGGGCATCACCGCGCCGGACGCGGACACAGCAGCTCTCGCCTCGGCCATGAACGCCTTCGCCAGCGCCGGGTTTTCCGCCCGCAGCTCTTCAAGGGTCTTTGCCATAGTGTTTCCTCCATTCTGTCCGCCGGTCTGCGCCGGCTGATTTGTATTTGCCTCACCCGAGACCGCCGCCTCGGGTGTGACCGTGGGAATCGTGTCCGGGGCGAACATCCCCGGGGTAAGATGGAACTGACGGCCGCGCACAAACAAACTGCGCCCGTCAGCACTGGCGGCAATGTCCAGGGGGGCGGCGTCCTCCAGGAGCTTATCTGCAAAGCCCTTTTCCACCGCCTCCGTCCCGGTCATGTAGGTGGTCTTTGCCATCATATTGGAGATCACCATATCGGACAGGCCGCACTTGCGCTTGTAGATGGACACCTGGGCCTTGTCCCAGGCTTCATTTTTCGCTGCCAGCTCCTTCAGTTCATCCGCGTTGTAGCCGCCCCACAGGGAACTCCAGCACTTGTGAATCATGACCATGCTGGCCGGATTGACCACCACCGTGTCACAGGCGCTCATGATAAGAGAGCCGCCGGACATAGCCACGCCGTCCACAATGCAGGTCAGCGCCATCCCTTGGGAAGCCAGTTCCCGAAGCCGATTATGGATCAGGATAGACACACCGGCGTCGCCGCCGACGCTATTCATGCGGATTGTCAGGGCTTTTGCTCCGGTCAGAGATTTCAAGTCCTCTAAAAACTCAGATTGAACGATGTAGCTCCCCTCGATAGGCTCACCCGTCCACCAGTTCACCGGCTGGCTTTCCACGATCTCCCCATACATGGTGAGCTCCGCGTTCTCTCCGTCCGCCATTTCCATGGCATAGGGTCCCCGGTCGATACTGACTGCCAGGGGCCTGCGTCCAAAGGGCGTTTTGAATGGGTTAGGCATTTTCGCCGCCTCCTTCGTCGTTGTCTTTTTCATTGGGGTCGGCCTCCATGCGGATCCCTCCGCCGCCAGCCTCAGCCAATAAGGTGTTTTCAACTTTAAGCTGATTTACGTTTTCCTCCCAATCACCGCCGCCGGTTTCGCGTGTAACCTGTTCATGTGTTTTCAGGCCATACTGGATCTGAAGCACCGCCGCCTTTGCCTCCTTCAACGGGTCAAGACTGCCCTGGACAGGCCCGATCCACCGTGCCCCGCACCACGCCGCCCGAATCAGCGGGTCCCCGAAAAATCCAGGGGCTTTGACACGGCCACGAGCCACCGCCTCTGCCAGCCATACCTCATAGGTGGGCTGACAGAAATCGTCCACGAACCATTTCCGGCGCATGCGGAAATCCTCCCATGCGTCCAGCAGCGCGGCGCGCGCGGACGAATAGGAGGAATTGTATTCTTTCACCAGCACGTCATAGGGAACCCCCAGTCCCGCGCCGATCAGCTTGCAGAAGGTTTTTACGAACACGTCAAAGCCGGCGCTGGGGATCGTGGGGTTCCCAAACTTGACGTCTTCCCCCGGTGCCAGATGAAGGACGTTTCCAGGCCCCTGTTCGTACTCGTTGGGGCTGTTGGAAACCATATCGCCGCCAGGGTTGGCCGTGGGCACTCCTGCAATATCCCCCATACCGGCTCCATTGATGGGTAGTTCGTTCTGGTCCGTCCTGGTGATAATCCAAGCTGTGAAAAAGCTCTGTACCAGCGCCGCCATCAGCTCTGATTCTGTGTACCGGCGCAGCTGCAAAAGCGGCTCAATCACTTGCGCCAGATAACTCACGCCCCGGTATTGGTCACACCGCTCACTGTTCATCACATGGAGAATATTGGGCAGGCCCGTCCTTGGGCCGTAGGCTTCCACCCGTATCCACTCCTGCGGTTCCCGGATAACCTGCCAGGGATAGCTGTTGCACACATGATAGGCAACCACCATGCCGTCGCTGTTTACTTCCACCCCGTCAAAAATCCGGTTGCCGTTCTCCGGATTTTCGCCGTCGGTGATGCTGATAAATCCGTTTCGCCCACCCATGCGGTTGGGGGTGCTGATCCGATCCGCCTCTACCATGTGAATCCGCAGTGAGTAGGGACAGGCGAGCGTAGGTTTATACCGCTTGAAAATCGGGAACACATCACCAGACATCAGCCACGACACAAGCGCCAGCTGTTGGAGCGCGTCAAAATTGTTCATGCCAATCGCATCACAGCTCTGCTTGTGGTCCGTCCAAAGGCGAAATTCCGCCTCTGTCTTGCGCTGCCAGTCCTTCGCGGCCTCCGGGGAAAGGCCTAGCACTTCCCGGTTGATGGCGCTTTTCAGCGTCAGCCCGACGCCCACCACCTTCGTTCGGTTCGTGTTGACCGCAGACGTCGCAAGGGGCGCGGACATATAAAGCATCCGCCCCCTCTGCCGCAGGGTGGCATTGTTGTAATTTATATCTTCGTTTGGGCTCCTGCTCCTGGCCTTGAATCCCTTCATAGCCCGTCGGATCAGACTGGCCCCAGCCTCGGAATATCCGCTTGCCTTTGGGTGGGCGCTGTCCGGGAGGAAAAGCCCCGTTCTCTTATCCTGATAAATAGCCTCCGCCCCCTTCACCAATCCCTTGGGATTACTGCGACAGCCCGGCGGGGTTTCTGTCCGCCCAGCAGGGCCGTTAATTCATCCACTTTCTTCTCCGCCGCTTCGATCTCTTCCTGGAGTTTCGGGAGATCAAATCGCGTCAAGCGGCGGTCAGCAATGGCGTACTCTTTCACGCCGCCCTTAATCAGCGCCAAATAAGCTTTGCGCAACTCTTTCAGCGCGTCTCTACGAAATTCCAATCGGGCTCGAAGCTCCACTTTATCAACCACGGGAATCACCTACCATTCATCATAATCGCTCAATGCAGACCTGTACGACCGCCGCTGGGCACGTGGCTGCTGCGCCGCCGGTACCGTCCCGCCCTTCGGGGGAGCTTGGCCCCGCGCTGTTTTCAGCCGCCGGTCTATGGCATCCAGATTTTTGGGCAAAGCTCGGTAAGCCGCGAGCGCATAGTTTCGGCAGTCCAGCGCCTCGTTGCGCTCATGGCCGGGAATCTTCTTCCAAACCCAGGGCTGCTTCTTTCCTGCGTCATACTCCAACCGTTCTGAAAGCAGCCCCGCAAAGTATGCCGCCCCATAGCAATCTTTCTTGGGAAAATGACAAAACTTTGGGCCCGGACTTTTTACAGACAGATTATCCATAATCATCACCTTTCCGGAATCCACCCCGATCTGGTACTGCCAGCAGGCGCCGACCGTTTTCTGGTTGACTATAATCTTCATCTGCTTGGGTGGAGCAGTATAGGGCCTATCCGGGCCGGACATCCCTTTGATGCAAAATACCTTCCTGCCGATACGCGCCCTGCATTGGAGGCGCACGTCCTGGGTGAAATGCCCACCCTCGTCCACAAAGGTCATCGACAGCCGCAGGCCCAATCCGTCCGCGAAACGAAACACCCGGTCAAATAAAACCTCGTCCAGCTTGGCCCAGGTCTTTTCATCGTCCGGACGCCCCATGACGATACCCTTCTCAATGCCCCAGGTTTCCCCAAAATGGCCGTGGCCGACAACCTCATATTCCATGCGGTTGTCCTGGGTATCCACCCCAGCCGTTAGCACCAGAACACCGTCCGGCAGTTCGGCGGAGTATTCCTCCCGGCGGGCCATCAAACTGTCCTCGTCCTCCAGTTCGCCCCGGTCCTCCCACAACTCTCCAAAACAGGTGTTGTAAACCACCTGGAGCTTCCGAGAGTTCCCGACAGCATTTAAGAATTTCAAGATGATGGATTCCCAGCTGGCCCACTGACTGACAAAGGCATTCAGCCAAAAAGAACGGACGCCCTGAGCATAGGCGTCCGGGTTGTCCGCCTCCCACTGGGCGGGCTGGCGCTTCATGGTGACTTCATCGGATACCGCGGCACACCCAGGGCAGACATACATGATCGACTTTACCTTGTAGGTCTTTTTTTGGTTGACCTCCTTGGTTTCATACTCATACCGGATATCCTTCCACTGGATTTCATGGTACTCTCCGCAGTGCGGGCACTTGGATTTCCAGCGTTCCATCGTCCCTTCGGCATAGCTGTCCGCAATCGCGCTGACATTCTTGACAGTGGGGGTGCTGACCTCCACCGCCTTAGCGTTGTAGAACGTGGTCTGGCGGGCCATTGCCAGCCCCCAGGGGTCGCCCTCGTTTCCGGCGGACGGGGCCCAACGGTCCCGCTCGTCACCCAGCACATACCGGATAGGCTTCGACGCCAGGGCGTGGGCCTCGGTAGAGCCGCACATGGTCAGGATACCGCCGGGGTAAGTCTTTTGAAGCACCGTGTTCCCGCTATCCCGGCTCTTGGGCGCGGCCACTTTCCGGCGCAGCGTGGGACAATCCCGAATCATTGGCGCAATACGGAGCTTGGAATACTCTTTAGCGTCAATGGTAGTGGGATGAATGTAGAGAATACTGCCTGGGTCCTCGTCGATGATGTAGCCGATAATATTATTTTCTAATTCGGATTTTCCCACCTGGGACGCCGCCACCATGACAATCCTCCGCACGCGGGGATCTGTAAAAGCGTTCATCGGCTCCCGGAGGTAGGGAGTGCGGGTGGTCCGCCACGGCCCCGGCTCCGCGCTGCTCTCCGTGGACAAGCGCCGCCGCTTCTCCGCCCACTCGGTAACAGTCAGATTCTCCGGGGGCTTCATGCCGGCCATGACTTTGGCGACGACAGCGTTTAACCGCTGTACGTTTCCGCTATTCATCCTCGCTGTCACCCGAACCTATATCCGTGTCCCAGTCCATCCGCTTCCTGACCCGTTCCTCGTATTTCTTCGGGTCATACTGATATTGCGACAGCTCTTGCATGAGCAGGGCAACCTCTTTGCGGATAACCTCGGCAGCCTCGGCGGGGGTTTTCACGGCGGCCACATCCACCGCCAGCCGCCCGGGGAGCGCAAGGAGCGACCCCCGAATGCTATAGATCAGGTCTGCGGTCAGGGCCTCCACATCTTCGGAGCGGTGCATTTTGCCCCTCAGCTCGTCAGCTTCCATCTTGGCAATGTGGGCCTTGGAGGTTTTCAACGTGACCTCGGCGGCGCGCTTGGCCTTTTCCAGCTTCGCGTCGTCCTCCGTCACCGCCTCCCGGGAGTCGATATACTTCTGGACAGATGCGCACAGCGCATATCGGCCCTGCTTGATTTTCTCCAGATGGCCGTCCTCCGTCAGCTGCCGGACATAGCGTGCGGTTATGCCCAAGACACAGGCCAGCTCGGACGTGCTGACCTCTGTATCGGTCGTAATCTTGTTTGCCACAGCGGGGCTCCCTCCTTCCCAGACCAAAATCCAAAATGCGGAACGGAACAGGCGAAAAATTTTTTGACTAACTACCCGTTTTTTGGGGTCAGCGAGCCCGCACCCTACCGGGTGGGGGTGTCACAGTACCTTTTCTGGTCCACGCCATCAGACTGCCCTCCCCAGCGCCCTGTCAGCCCCGTGGGGGACGAGACAGCAGGCAGGACGGGTAAACCCCGGGGCGCGGGTCCTAACGCTCCACGGGGCCGTCAGCGTCGGCCCGCGCCCTTGGCCGTTCATACCTTCTTGTAGATAACGGCCTTGCTATACCCCTGTATGCCCTTGGTCATCATCTCCAGGAAATCATCACGGGAGAAATCAGACAGCCGGAATATCTCTTCCGGCTTCATGCCCAGCTGCTTCCCGATTTCAGGAATACTCTTTCCGTCATCAATCAGCTGCTTCACAATGGCTTTCATAGGTTCCAGCAGGTGTGTACCACGTGCTCTATTATGGGTGATGGTACCGTAAATATCATTGCTCCTATCGTTGTGGGCCACGATTACCACAGGCACCTTGCCTTGGAGCTTGGTATGCAGCGGCTCCCGGCCTGATACTGTCCACCGATGGAAGCCGTCAATGATGGTATAGTCCGGACGTACCACAATCGGCAGCGTCCAGCCGTTGGTCAGGATGGATTGGATCAACAGCTTCAGGTTATCCTCACTGACCCTATTGGGGTTGTAGTCATTGGCTTTCAGCAGATTGCGGTCCACCCACTGCAGCGTGGACAACGGGGTGAATACATTTACTGCCTCAGGCATCTGTGTTCACCTCCCGCCGCGCCGCACTTTCCCCGGCGTATTTTGCATAGGCGGAATATACTGTGACGTATAGGGCCCGCAGAGTTCTCAGCTTCGGATCACCAGCAAGCATTGCCTCGTACATCTGCTTGAAGTCCCGGGTCCGCATAAAATCGTGGCTCTTGACATAGAACCGCCGGTAGCGATCCGCCACCCGGCGGGTACCGGCATTGGTAAAATACTTCTCCGGCTCCACGAAAAGCATCTGCCGGCAAAGCTTCCTGTAGTCCTTCTTGGACTCTCCTTCCATCTCCATCCGCTTTCGGGTACTGCGCTTGAACATTTCGCTGTCCCAATAAAGCAGGGTCAAATAGGCATTCGGTTCCCGCTCCTCAATCCGCGCCCACAGCTCCGGCTGCGTTTCCGCGATATGCCGAAGGCCCGCAATGCTCTCTGCTCCGAAGAAGGTACTCAACCGCAGATAGTTCTTGGTAGCCCCGGCCCGGTAAAGGTCGATATAGGCATCCGGATAATCCAGGTTGTGTTCCTTGATATACAACCAGACATCGCTATCCTTCCAGTCGTAGATCGGAAAGACCTTGTTCTCGCAGCTCAACCCGTCGGCTTTCAAATCAGCGTTTGCCAGATACACCCGCCGTTGGACGGACTCCGCAGCACGCACACCAACCATCTGTATCCCATCTTTGGTGATCGTTTTGCAAAAGGTCTGGTAATTCATCTGTCCGGTGTACTTTAAGCGAGGGTCGCGCGTTATCGCAAATGGGGGCACGTCCCGAATCCAGGTTTTCCCTGGCTCCCAAGTGATCCACGCTTCGTCGTTCTGAAGCTGATGCAGGCACGAAACCTGCTTCACTGGCAGGCAATACCAGCGAAACTCCGCGCCCACAGAAATAAACCGTTTGTGCCAGCGTAGGGCCATCTGCTCCATGCTGGCATAAATAGCCTCCTCATCAATGAAAATCACTGTCAGCAGTTTGGGGTCTATCTCCCCACTCAGGATTTTCTCATAGACAAGGTGGGACATGCATAGGCTGTCTTTCCCCGCAGAAAAGGACATGTAGACCCGGACGCCGTTGGAAAAGACGTTGGTAACGCGCTGTTTTGCCGCTTCGACCACATCCATGCGGCTCTCAATCGTCTTTATAGCCATATCTTTTCACCACACTTCGGGCAGATGATATAGCGGCGGTCAAGCTCCGCAGTACGTTCCTCCACGGCGGCCTCCACAGGCGGGGCTGGGGCCGGTTTAACTTCCTCCGCCCCCTGGGTAAATTCCTCTGACTTCTGCGCATAACGGTCCTCAGCCTTCTTCATCCCGGCCTTAGCTTCATCACCGATGATGCCATAGCCTGCCAGCATTTCGTCCGCGTCATTCAAATCTGCGGTCAGGGTTTTCAGAAGGTCCTCGTCATATCCGGGGACATCCAGATCATCCAGCCCCGCAATGATTTCATCAAAGCCTTGGAGATCGTCAACGCCCAGTGAGAAGATACGGTTGTCCGCCAGCATCAGCTTTTTCTTCTGCGACTCCGACAGCCCGGCGGCAACATAGCAATCCGCCTCGGTCCGTTCCATGATGTGCAGGGCTTCATACAGTCCATTCCCCGCCAGGATCGTCCCGCCCTCATCAATTACGATGGGCCGGATCTGTCCAAACATCTCAATGGATCGCCTGAACTCGGCAAGCTGCTTGTCGGAATGAATACGGACATTTCTCTCCGACCTATGCAGTTCGGCCAGCTTTTTCCTTACGACCTTCATGCTCGCACCCCCTCACTTCTGGGGGCGGCTGCCAGACTGATACAGCCGGAAAGCGAAACCGCCAGCAAGCTGCCCGCGGTTTTCAATACCGCGTTGCCGCAGACGGTCCCCAGAATGAAAACCGTCATCCCGACCGCCAGCGACGCTGCAACGCCCACCGTAATCCCCCCCGGGGACAGGGCGTTTCCGTTCAGCGTCAAAACCGTGGGAAGCATTGTCGTGGCCCGAAGGGTGCCGTAAATCAAAAACAGGTCCGTCACGGTCAAACCCGGGACATTGGCGATCGCGATAGCCAAAGCCAGCTGCATCAACATAGCCGCCTTTGCCGTTCGCATACTCCCGCCGAAGTCACTGGTCAGGGACGCGGCCGCACACAGGTTGCTGTCCGCAGTAGACAACAGCCCGGAGATTACCATGAACAGGAAAGGCAGCATGACCCAAGCCGGGAACAGGCTAGCCACCAGCTCAAAGTTAACCATACCACTCTCGTGTGCCACATAGCCCGAACCGGCGGCGACCAATCCAAGGATACCCATAGACAGTGGTACCACCGCGAACAGCAGCGCCCCCAGCCGGAACGCACCGTCCATCTTATCCTCTCGAATTGAAAAGGCCCTCTGCCAGAAGCATTGATCCCCGAAGGGTGCGGCAATCAGGCCTATAGCTGTCGGTAGACCGAACGACAGAAATACTTCCCGGCCGTTCGCATTAAAAAGGCTGGCGTACTGCCCCGATGCGCCAGAAAGTCCATGAAGCATATCCACCACGCCGGTATCCGCAGAAAGCGCCCAGGGAACCAGCAGCACACAGCAGGCCAGCATGAACAACATCTGGATCATATCAGTCAGCACTGACGCCCGAATCCCCGAATACTGCGAATAGGAAAAGGCGATTGCCGCCAGCACCATCGTCAGCAACCAGAACGGCCAGCCCGTCACCGACGCCAGAATCTTTGCTCCGGCCAGCAGCTGCACCGCCGTTGAAAGGACAGACAGCGCTGCCAGCTCAAAGAGATATACGCCATGTACCGACTTGGAATGATACCGTCCCCGCATATAACCGGACAGAGTAATACCCTCCGGGGCTTGCTTTCGCATTTTCTTCCCGAAGGGTACAAAGATCAACAAACATATCACGTTGGGAACCAGAAACCAAAACAGCCCCGACCAGCCGTTGAGATAGGCTTTTTCTGCCGACGTGAAAAGCGCCGGCGCCCATATCCAGGTGGCCGCAATACTCATAGCGCTTTGCACCATTCCAATCCTCCGATCAGCAACGTGGAAGCTTCCAGCTGTTTTTGCCTTTCTCGAGAGACAGACTGTAACCACCAGCATCAAGGCGGTATACACTGCAAGCACAATAAAACCATACATTGAAAAATTCCTCCTTCTGTAATCTGCCCTTCCCAGGCGCTGTTGGCGACCAGCACCCGATCCGGACTTCACCACCGCGCAAAGGAGAAACGCGGCGGCAGGTGCCCTCCTTCCCAAAAAGAATAGCGGCCTTCTCTTTTCCAAGAAGGCCGCCCGGCTGATTTAGGATTTTACAATCTTACCATACCACATATGGTTGCGGGCCGTCAAGTGCCATGGCGGGACATCGCGGGACAACTTTCAATTTCCGGCCTCCGCTTTCCGTTTGGCCTTCTCCGCATCTAAATACCGATAGCAGGTTTTCTTTACCCCATTGACCGTATTCCGCCCGCCAATCGTGTCTGCGACTTCATCCCATGTCATACACCGCAGGAAGCGCAGACGGAAAATCAACCGTGTTTGAATATCGGGAATGGTTTCAATATAGCCGGAAATTTCCCGCTTCACCCGGCCCATTTCGATCTCCAGACGTTGGATTTCTCCTTTCACGTCCTCAATCTCCACGATCAGGTCCCCAACCGCATCCCGCACTCCCGGCGCATGGGGCATCCCGGTAATAACCTGCGCCCCAGGTACCCCGGTGTGAGCCCTATCCTGCAAAGCCCTAAGCATTATCCGATTCCGGTTCTGCCTGCTCCGCAGTTTGAAATACTTGGATAGCTCTGCCAAAGTCATTGCCCCACCCCGCTTTTCTTGATTTTTTACTTCTGCGCTGCCTTTTTCGCCCGGATCATGCCCCGGCCCTTATCGGTCAGCTCTCTGCCGCTGGCGCACCTAACGCACTTGATACGCCACTTCGGTTTTCCATGTGCCGGACTGTGGACTTTCTCGAAATACCCATAGCCAATTTCGACCCACTGCCCGCAGCGGCAGCAGCACCCAGGATATTTATTTCTTGTCATAGTCAGTTACCTCCCCCCGGTGTATTTCTTAATTCTGGCCCTAATCGCGGACATCATAGCATTTTGCCCGTCAGCTTTTTCCCGCAGGGCGGCCATCGCATCCTGTTCCACGGTCCCCTCGGCTACCAGATAAATTACGCTGGTAGTAGACCTTTGCCCCTGCCGGTATAGCCGGTCTGTGAATTGCTCGTCCAGCTCCAAGTCATAGGTCGGGCCAAACCATACGATGATATGCCCGCCGTCCTGAAGATTCAGCCCATGCCCAGCTCCAGCGGGATGCGCCAGCAGAAGGGGAATCTCGCCCCGGTTCCAGGCAGCTATGGTACTGCTGTCCTTTAGCTGCACCGCTTGAGGGAAACGCGCCAGAATCCTGTCCCGCTCGTGTTGATACCGATAGGCAACCAGCACCGGCTCCCCGGCAGCCTCCGCGATAATATCCTCCAAGGTGTCCAGCTTCTCAGTGTTCAGCTCATGGACACGACGATCCTCATCGTAAACCGCGCCTCCGGCAATCTGCATCAGCTTCCCATTGACTGCCGCCGCGCTCCCCGCGTCAATGACGGTCCCTTCCAGGGCCAGGATTGCGTCACGCTCCATGCTGTCATACTGTGTCCGGGCCGCCGGAGACAACACTACAGTCCGCACCGTTTCCATCAGTTCCGGCATCTTCACATTACCCTTGATTTCCAAACTAATACAAATATCGGAAATCAGGCTGTAAATCTCGTCTGCCGCTCCCGGTCTGGGGATCCAGTCGTAAATGACATACCCATTCCGGCGCCCCGGGATGAAGAACCGGTTTTTATACTCGGTGAAGGTCTTGCCCAGCCGTATCCCTTGGTCCAGTAAGTATACCTGTGCCCACAGGTCCAGCAGGCTCCGGGGACGGGGAGTCCCCGTCAAGCCCCACAGGTGCTTTATCAATGGCCGAACCTTCCGCAGCGCCTTAAATCGCTGGGCACTGGGATTGCGGAAGCTGGACAGCTCATCGACAATCACTATGTCGAAAGGCCAGCCAAGTCCATACGCTTTCACCAGCCATGGGACGTTCTCACGGTTAATGCAATATACGTCCGCTTTTCTCGCCAGTGCCGCCCGACGCTCCCGTGCACTTCCCAACACCCGGCTCACACGCAGGTGCTTCAGGTGGTCCCACTTCTCGCTCTCCCGGCTCCAGGTATCCTCCGCTACCCGCAAAGGGGCAATCACCAGGACCTTAGATACCTCGAAGCTATCATATAGAAGCCGGTCCGCCGCCGTCAATGCGATAGACGTTTTCCCCATGCCAGGCTTTAGGAATAGGCCGGCGGCGGAGTGACCCAAGGCATAGTCAATACAAAATGTCTGATAGGGGTGTGGTCTATATTTCACAATCCCTCACCTTCCGTTCAGCAAGCTCTTCTTTCCGGGGTCTGGAATATCCAAAATATGCCCCGATAAAGGTTGCACCATGATGCCGACAGACCTTTGCCTTTTTTGATACTATACCCCTGCAAGCTCCACACTCGTGCCACACTCGATCAGAAAACGGATGGTCCCAGCAATTCTTATATGCCATTTTACCTTCATTCTCCATCAATTCCCCACCTCACTTGTTATGTAAACCATCATCTGGTCTACGGCTTCTTTACTGTCCGGGACAAACACGGTGAAGCCCAGCTCTCGGAGCCGGCTATGCACATATTTCTGCCGCCGCTTCGGTGTTTTCCCTAGGTCTTTGGTTTCCGCGAAGAATATCCGTCCGCCCGGTAAAAGAATGAGGCGGTCCGGCACACCAGTCCAGCCGGGGCAAACCAGTTTCAATGCCAGTCCGCCGGCCTTGCGCACCTGCTCCCGCAGGTACGTCTCTACTGCTTTTTCCATAGGTGCCTCCCAATTTATAACCCGTTGGAGTTTTCGGTGTGTCTCTGTTTCTCGCGCACGCGCGCGTATACACATACGCGCATTAAGCGCGCTAAGCGTGTAATTTCTCTTTAATTTATATATTTCATAATAGAAACTGATACTTGGGATACAGAGGGCCTTATGCCTTGAAATCACTGGCGTTGAGCCGTATCCGGACTACGGATACGACAGAGATTTTTGATACACTGCTTGTAACCCTCGTATCAGTCCTTACAGCTCTGCGGATACGCGCCGGAAACGGATTTGAAGCCCATACGGCCCGCACCGCTGCCGCCCGGTTTCCTCTTCCCAGCCTGGAAGCTGCCGCAGAATGGTGTTGACTTCCCCCCGGTCCTGCCGGGGAAAGCGGCTCGGATTGTTCCCAAAACACTCGGACCAAACCTCCACAGCGCTGATGTACTCCCGGAGGTGTTCTCCAACCGTCCTGATGGACGCGCTCTCCATGAACCAGCTCTGCCGTTCGCCCTTGCTTCGGGTTTTCCAATCTGCCGGGAGCTGGACAGCCAGAAAATCCTCCACCAGCCCGCGCCGGGGGTCATCCTCGGTAAATCTCGCCTGCTGTTCCTGCGCCTGCGCATCCAGCTCAGGGGGCAGGAACAGGGTTTCGCCGCTGTTATACAGCGCTGCCGCCTCGGCCCATAGCTGGTCAATGACCGGTGCCGTCAGGTCGTACCATACGGTTTTCGCTGGAGGCCGATCTCCCAGCCTTACCGGCCAGAACCGGCGGTTACCGGTATCGTCCCGGAGAAAGCTGGTAGAATTGGTGGTGCCTATGAAGATGCACTGGCGGGGGTGATCCTCTACCCGGCGTCCATAAGCGGCCCGGTAGCTGTCCACCTGCTTACTGATAAAGTTCTTAATGGTCTCGATTTCCAGCTTGCGCATAGCAGCCAGCTCTCCCAGCTCCACCAGCCAATACCCCTGAATGCCCTCAAAGGCCTCCTTGGTCCCGATCCCCGATAGGCTATCCGTGTACCAGCCCTTGGACATCTTCGCCACCAGCGTACTCTTGCCGCGCCCCTGGGGGCCCGCCAGTACCAACACAAAATCGAATTTGCAGCCGGGGTTAAAGATACGGGCTACCGCTGCCGTGAATGTTTTGCGCGTGACCGCCCGTATGTACGGTGTATCCTCCGCACCAAGGTAATCTACTAAGAGGGTGTCCAGGCGGGGCACACCATCCCATGAGAGGCTTTCCAGATAGTCTTTGATAGGGTGAATAGAATGGTCCTTGGCCGCATTTATCATGCCATCCATAATTTTCTCCTTTCCTGTCAGCTTATAGATTTTCTCCAGATACCGCCGGAGGGCGCTGTCATCAGCGTCGGTCCAGGTACTTCCGTTCACCGTGTCGGCCACCTTCCTCCAAGGCAGGGACCGCAGGGCCACAGGACGCACTTTTAGATCGTTGTAGCACACCGCACCTTTCAATAGCGGGTCGTGGAGCAGGATGATATACACGTTGTCAATAGTAGAAAGCACCTTGCCTTTGCGGTCCACTTCCAGTTCTTCAGCCCAGCTTTCATCGTCCATGTCTGTAATTGGGCTTTCAAAGTCGGCCTTGGCCCGATCCAGGCGCTCCCGATTCAGCAGGCGTTTTACCTCCGTATCCCCCGCCGCCAAGTCCTGCATAGACAGGAACGACGGCCGGCGGCTCATAGGCGTGTCGGGGGAAGTGTCCTCGTCCTGTTCCCCGTATAGATGGATACGGACCAGATCAAAGGCGTTGCACAGCTTTCCGGAGGCGGGATCAGTGGCGTGGTTGGAGTAGGCGAACAGGCCGTTGTCGTAGAGGACCAGCCCCGCCGATGTGGAGCCCTTGGCGTAGGTGTAGCGGTCAGCTATTGCGCAAGGAGTGTAAACACCCGGCAGGAATTTCTCAAGCGCTGCATCGATGTCATAGCACCGGCAGAACGCCCCCACGATGCCGGGCTTCTCCAAGGGGTCCCCTTGCTTCTTGGCCTCCCGCTTTCGGACATCCGCCATCCTGGAGGACGTGGGCCAATAGGACGTGTCGCGCCAATCGTGGTATTGCCCCAGTACCGCATCCGGGTCCAGCCAGGGGCCATCCCGGAAGTCTTTGAAAAATTCCCCGTCCGCCGCGGTACTGGCGTAGAACATCAGGCGCGTGGGCTGGTAGCTGGTGTCGTCGAATTGGTCTATGCCTAGATCATAGGCCACGCGCCGGCCAATGGCCTCGTATTCCTCGGCGGTCACGGGGTGGTTGAGGGGAGCGATAAACCGAAGCCGGGGCTTTTCCGGGGTGTGCTTGTGGGTAGAGTAGACCGCCGCCGCACAGCCGTAGGACAGATCGAACATATCCAGCAAATCCGCCTGGGCAAGATCAGCGTCCAGGGTGAGCAGCGTGCGGTGTTCCACACAACCCGTCTTGCGGCGGCCGCCTTTCAGCCAGCCCCCGACGAATCCGCCAACGTCCTTGATGGTGTCCTGTTCCTTGCGCCCCATCTTGAAGTAGTCCCGTATGGTTTCCTTCGTCCGGGTCGTGCTGAGAAGCTGGTCAAGGAACGCGGACCACTGGAGCTTTTTGTTCTGGCCGACTTTCGTCTGCCTGGAGGGGTAGACGGCAATATGAATCTCCCCATCATATTTCAAATTTGGCATAGTTTCCTCCTACTGAACGCGTATCGCTCGATCATCCCAATACTCGGTAGCTCCAACCTTCCGGGGCCGCGTTCCAAAAGCGGCAATCCATTCTGGTAAACTTTCATTTACAGCGTCAAAATTCAACCCCCACCGGGCGCAGGCAGCTACCGCCTCTTGGAGAAGCCGACCTTCCCGACAGGTCCATAGGATTAACCCCGCTCCCGACCGTTGCTCTTGAATCGCTAAAGAAATGACATCCCAATGCGGGTCACCAATCTGAGGGTACGCGTCCTCGCATAGACAACCATCAAAATCGATTGCAATCGCTTTTCTCATTCCATGCCCCCCTTAATCCTTCATGTAGAAATCCGCCTCGAAGCCGGCCGCCCGAAGGGGCAGACTTGGAGCCCAAGACAACGGGCGTCCCATAATCTCCTGCATTTCCGCCAGAGAGCCGGTACCCGTAGGCATATCCGCTATGACTTCATCATGGACATGGAAAACAATGCGGTATCCGGCGGCATCCAGAGCGGTCATAGCATCCCGCAGACAGTCCCGGGCGGTGGCTTGGGTGATATTCTCCACCAGCTTCCCGCCATAGGTTTTTTGCCGGATATACTGTTTGTTCTGGCCCATGCCCTTGTAGGTAAGGCCCATCTTGTCAAACTTCGGTTCCGGCTGAAGCTCTGGTTGGTAGTAGGCCAATCGCCGCCCGGAAGGGAGCGTGATAAATAGATAGTCCGCCTCGCACTCAAACCGGATACCATGGTCAAGCGCGGTTGGATTGCCTTGGACCGCGCTGATCGCTGCATCCTCCACGTCATACCAGAAGCGGACGATATTCGTATTGGCCTTGCGCCACATCTTCACGATTCCTGGCAGTTCATCCTCGGGGATGCCCGATTCCAGGGCGCCCATCTGAACCAGTGCGCCAACGCTCCCCTGATATCCACAGGCCAGTGTAGCCACCTTGCCCTTTGAGCGCAGATCGGCGCGGGAGCCCCCCTTCTTGATGTCCTCCTTGGGAACGTGGAACATCATGGAGGCGGTGGCTTCATAAATCAGGCCGTCCCCGTAGAACTCCTTCAGCACCCACTTCTCTCCCGCCAGCCACGCCAGCACCCGCGCTTCGATTGCGCTGTAGTCCGCTATGATGAAGCGGCAACCCTCCGAGGGGATGAACGTGGTCCGTATCAGCTGGGAGAGGACGAAGGGCGGGGGACCATAGGCCATTTCCAGCAGGTCAAAATCTCCATCGCGGACCAGCTGGCGGGCGGTGGACAGATCCCGGAGCTTGTTTTGTGGGAGGTTTTGAACTTGAACCTGCCGCCCGGAATTTCCGGTTATCCACACCTTTCCCTTTCTTCTGACCAGAAAATATCCGGTTTTCGTTTCAGCGCAGTAGACCTTGCCGTGGTATATACTCCTGCTGACATTTTCAATCCGCACCGTCTGTCCATGTCCGGGAGTATTCCAGATGTTTACGATATACGCATCGTTCCAGTTTGCATTTTTCGCCTTTCTCAGTTTTGTAATAAGCGTCGCAGAGCGTCCGGACAGCACAGCGGCGGCCTGGATAATCTCTGCATTTGTCTTAACCACTGTTGTGTACTGGATAGAGTTTGGGCCACAGTTATACCCGTCCCACAGGGGAAGTTCATCAAATAGAATATCCGGAGACTCATCCAGCAGCCAATATCCAAAAACCTTATCTTTGAACTGTTTTAACCATATAGGCATATACCGGTTTTTAATCGTAATGGTGCAGCTTCCATTCGTATGCTCGTTTTCCAAGAATGGAATTTGGCATTTACGAAGAAGATATTTGCACCGCTCCATTTTCCGTATTTTACTAAAATGGTACCGTAAATCCCCGTTGTTGGTGTAATGCCCGTCAGCTTGTGTCATAATCAAAACACGCAGCTGGTACGGCTCCGAGCTGTTTGTCCCTTGTCGTTTTCCCGTATAAGGGATGGTAAATCTATGCTGGGATAGGACGCCGATTTCAGCTGCTTCCCAAGAGCCGTTTTTTTCTAAATACGGCATCTTATGATCGAGTGTGCTGCACTGCTCGCAGCGTTGAGTTATGATCGAAACCATTTCACCAGCGTAGTCAAAACAAAGCGCGGTCGCCTGTTGAAAGGAAAGGGCTTCCGTTTGCGGTGCCCAGCAGGCAATCTCACCGCCGCCCCATCTATCAAACCGCACCCACCCGGCAGGCGTCAAGACCTCGTGATCGCCAGTCAAGCACCATCGGCCTGTCCGCCCTGCGCCATAGTATTGCAGCAGGTTATGCACCCGGCCATTCTCGCACAGTCCACGCTTCATGGCCGCATACTTGGAAACAGAGGTTTTTCCGAACTCTTGCCGGAGCTGAAGGACGCGCCGGGTGGTATCATCCGGTGCCGCCTCCAGAAGTGGGAGGATACTCTTCTTGTCCAGGCTGGTTGTTTCAAGACCCCGCTCGGCCAGCCATGCTTTCAGCTGGGTATCGCTCCGGGGATTGTCCAGCCCTGTCAGCTCCCGGGTCTCACCCATCAGCCGTTCAGAATAGATACCGTCCAGCTCCAGGGCCTTTTTCAGCAGCGTTTGATCCAGGAGTACACCCCGGTCATTGATTTTCTGGTCCAGTGCCCATGCATCAAGTTCCGCCTGCGGACGGGGCCAGCGGGACAGTTTCTCCCGGATGGTAGTTTCCACGTCCACGTCCCGGACGTTATACCGACGGAACAGTTCCCACTTCTCTGGGGCGTCTTGGGGGTAATGCCGGGTACCATCCCTGGTCGGGGAGCAGAAATATCGGATTAGGTCTTTCCCTTCCTCCATCTTCTGCCGTTCCAGCCCCAGGACCGCCCCCACCTTCGCCAGCGTCCCGGGAAGTCCCAGGGTGGCCGCCTGTACCATCGTACACTGCCACTGTTCCGGGGGCATGGGACGCTTGAAGTACCGGGCAAGGCACGTTCTCTCAAAGGCCGCATTGTAAGCTGTTTTTACCACCGCCGCGTCCTGTAACAGATACAGAAACTCCCGTATATCGCCTGGGGGAATAGCGCTGGCTATCTCCGGAAACAGCGAATATGGTTTTTCATTCTCTTCACAGGCGGCAAGATCAATAAGCTTTGTTGGCTGGCAGTCTACCTTGTAGGCAATCAACAGGATCATGAAGTCCGGAGCTTCAGTGTAGGGGCGGACGCCGGATTTCAGCAAATTGACGCTAGAATAGGTCTCGATGTCGACAGACATAAACATCAGGCTTTCCTTTCTGCGTAGTCAAAACGCATATTGTAAAGTATCTACAAATCAAATGCAGTCAAGAGGACGTATTGCATGCAGAACGTTTCACATATTTTTGAAAATACTCTTTACTTTCCGTTTTTCGTGGAGTAGAATTGCAGCATAAAAGGGAGGTGATACATAGTGATGAAAATATCCCATAGTGCTGCCTATGCATTGGAACACATTATCCGACGTGCGTATAATGGCTGTGACCGTGGTGGGGTAGTGGGACTCGCCGAGGCGGATTTTTTAGAAGATTCTCCGTTGTCCGCGGCTGTCGCCGTTTTGGCACCCCTGTCCTTAAAGTATTCTGACGAACAGCTGATGGATGTTTCTGACTTCTGGGCAACCTATCGTTTTGAACTAAGCCATGATAAATTTGATGCCGAACTGATTCAACAGTACATCGAAGATTTGCGCAATCTGGTCCACAAGTATTACTCTTGAAACAAAGCCACCCGCCGCCTATATGACGGCGGGTGGCTTGTATTTCTACTACATAATGTCGCCAAGATCGTCGCCCTCGCCGTCGGTGAAATCGTCGTCGAAATCGTCCTCGGCGCGGCTCCCGCCAGCCAGAGGCTCACCATCGGCCACCTTCTGGATGTTGTTCAGCCCGGCGGCCACGCCGTTCTGCTTGCCGTTAAAGGGATAGAAATCTACAGAGAAACGGCAGTAGCACCCGCTATAGACCTCGCTCTGATCGAGAATGTCTTGGCGGGACATATCCACAATACCAGGCTGCCGTCGGCCGTTGGCGTTAAAGAAGTAGCTGTCCTTAAACGCCTCGTCCTCTGGCCGCCCCTCGTCACCGTCCCGTAGGGGAAGTTTCAGATTTGCGGGTTTCTTGCCTTTCCATTTGGACTTGATGCCGTCCTGGATCGCGGCCTCCACCGCGGCCTTAATCTTGTTGATGGTGACCGTATCTGACTTGGGAACGATGATGCAGGCTGAATACTTCAACGGATCCTCCTCGCTCATGCGGGACGGCTCCCAGACGTGGGCGTAGGACAGGCGGCACTTGCCGGTGATAACGTGAGTGGGGTTGTTGTTCTTAGCCATGGTTGAATTCCTCCTTAAAATTGTCATTAAAATCTTCTGCCGCCTTTGCGGCGGTGTTCAGCGGCGGCCGCTTGTCGGACTCCGGGACCAGCGTGGGGGATCCAGCAGGCTTGACAATATAGGCCCCGGCAAGTTCTCCGAATTTCTTCTTTCCTATCAGTTTTTCCATAGCTGTTAGGCCCAGCAGTTCACGGGGCTTATAAATGTCGGCCACCTTGTACCCAGCCTTGCGGAGTACTTGGGCAATGGCATCTTCATCGGTGTACCGGCGGTTGCTTCTGCCCTCTACCACCTTAAAACCAGGGAAATACTCCCCAAAGTTGATAGCCGCATCCAAAGCATAGGCTTTGACACTTTCGGCCCAGTTCAGCAGAGCGGGCAGACGTGCCAGCACTTTCGCGATCTCGTCTGAGGACATATACGGCGGGTCCGCGAAGTCCTCACGGGCAATCGCCATCTGGTAGTCCCGATTGGCCTTGCAGATCGGCGCAGCCCTGCACCACCGGCAGTTCTCATCGCTGGGGCAAAACTCGCCTTTGCCCTCCCACGCAAGAGCCGCGCGGGGTTTTAAGTAGTTCTCCGCCCAAGCCAGAAGTTCATCCCGCGTCATGGTAGCGGCGGAGATATTGTCTATTCGGGGCTGGTAGATGGTCATTCTGATCTTTTCAACTTTGTAGGCCCAGGACAGGGCCAGAAAACATCCCAACCCGTAAATGCGCATCTGCGGGTTGCCCTCTGCCGATACGGGAACGCCTTGGCCGTACTTCAAGTCGATTACATCCAACAGCTCGTCGGAAAGAATCAAGCAATCCGCTGTGCCAAAGGACTCCGGTATATACTCGTCGAACCGCACTGTCTGCTCGATGAAGATACGGGGGTCATTGCACCGAGATTTAGCGTCCGCCATGCGTTCCTCGATAAAGGCCGCGTAACTCTCCATGTACTCGTCCATCTCGCCAGAGTGCATAGGGTCTGCCCGGGCGGCTTCCAGTTCGGCGGCAACATCCGCGCCCTCCCATTGCTGGCGCAGCAGCAGTTCTCCTATGTGGTGGGCTAGTGTCCCCTCTTGGGCGAAGCGGCTCCCCGCGTCCGGAATGCCCTTTTCCATACGGGCACTTGGAGTGCAGGCTAGCCAACGGTGAGCGCCGGACGGCCCTAGTAGAGCGTGTCGGTCAGGCATTATTGTCACCCAGCCCTTCCAATTTTTCCAAGAACTCCGCCCGCTTGTCTTCCGGCAAAGCTGTCATATTATCAGCATTGAGTTCCTTTAGAATTGCCTTGACCGCCGCCTGACCGTATCTCTTGGCTGCCTCGATACCCTTTGCCCGTACATCCTCCAACCTGGGGGCCTTGCCGGCAGTCTGTGTGGGCGCAGTTTTCTCAGAAGGGGCTGCACTCTGGCCATTCCCCCCAGCCGTAGGGCCAGAAGGGTCCGCTGGGGGCGTTTCGACGGCAGCGGCTGCTTTCTTTTTTTCTGTGTTCTTCTCTGTCTCCAAGATACGGCTGGCAGCTGCATGGACCTCCGCGTTTTTCATACAATGCATACCAAGCGCGGTCAGGTTCGCCAATGCCTCCAGCGGCAGATTACCTGTAACTTTGATTTCCACCATTTTGTTCCTTCCTTTCATCGTGTATTTATAACAGGATCGTACTTACACGGCAATGTAGGGCTTGACAATCCGTTTTTGATGATTCAAAATAGAGCGGTAGTGATAACTTGGCTAAGGTGTCACTGCGGTCTCTTGCCGTCCTTGGTGTTCGCAGCACTGGGGACGGTTTTTTTTTCTCGCACCTGCTTTTCAGCCCGTTTAACAGCGTTTCTGGCTCGTTTCCTGGCGCAGATTTCTTCCCGGTGGGCAGCATAGTAGGCCCGATCTTTCGCACGCGTTTCCTCTGGGTGAGCGATCCTGCGGGCTTGCTTCCAAGCGCGGCTCTTTGCAGCGCTCTCTAGTTGGTGCGCTTGCCAATAGGCCCGGTTGTAGGCCTGCTTTTTTCTTTTGGCTTTTTCATCCGCCCATTGAGGGCATCTAATAACCTCTCGGCCATCTCGAAGAGCCTTCGCTTTGACACGAAGATTATAAAGTGTCCGGCTGGCAGTGTTTCGCGCAATTCCCAGCTTCTGCGCGACTTCACGGGTTTCATATCCTAAGCACACCAGATCAAGCGCTTCCCGCTCTCGTGGTGTCGCAATGGCACGAATCCGTTCAGTAAGGTCTCGGGCTTCAACTTGCGTTTCTGTATTTTGTTGGGTGTCAGCGATGACAGAATACAAAGACAGCTCATCATCGTCCGTGTGTGCTGGTATGCGGTCCAGACTCAGATGCTTGCGGTCCCCCGTTCGCTTAATCTGGTACTGGCGCCGCCACTCTTGGAGGACCGCTCGGTTCATGCAAACTTCAATCAGCCCGTAAATATTCTTTTGGTGTGTCGGACTCGGATTGCGGCACTCCCTTTGAATAGCCTGCAAATACCCAAAAATCACAATGTCGTAATACTGGTTCGGCGCCAAGCGCTTACGTTGAAGGAAATTGTCCACCAAGTAATGATACTGTTCTGCCATCTCCCGTTCCTTCAACGTGAGCGGTTCTATTTTGCTCATTTATGTGTTCCTCCTCTCCAAGCCAGATGCTGCGATAACCATGCTTGAGTTGCCACACGAATGCGCGCAGGCCCTTGAAGGATTGCGGCCAGCCGTACAGTTCACACAGCAGCAGGTAGGCTTTCATCACGTCGTAGCGCATAACACTCCTCCTTTCAAAACAATGTCAGTTGGCCCTCAAATCCTTCGTTCAGCGGCATAGTGCCTGTCTCAGGAGCCGCCTGTACGGATTTTGACAGCACAGGGACGGGCTCCGGTTCTGGATTTTTTGGTTCTTGCGGAGATTTCATAATACCCAAACGCTCCAACGCCAACCGCATCCGCTCCCATTGGATACGCGCGGCCCACACTTCATCGTAAAGTGCTGGCATTACCCATATTTCCTGCTCCGGCATAGGAGAAATCAGAAGCGGAGTTTTTCCGATCACTGGATGCAGGAGGGAATCCGCCACTATCACATACCCAGCACACCCCAAAAGTGACAGCTGTATGTAGCACATCAGTGCCGCCGTTCGGTCAATGTCTTGGGCCACATAGAGCGCATTGCGAAAGCCAAGATTCTGACGAACCATCGTATTGCGAGCGGCGATCAGCAGTGCGCCAGCGCCGCAGCACGGGTCATGAATGCCAACCCAGCCCTTCTGCTCGATACGCGCCTCTAGGTCTGCGACTGTGATTTCAGACATCAGCCAGCAAATACTGTACGGGGTGAAAAACTGCCCTTTCCAGTGGTTCCCGAGGTTCAGGCCCATAAACATTTCACCGAGAAAATCTTGATCCGGGTTGGCTTCCAGAGCTTCCACGGTCAGGGCAAACAGCTGTGGAAAAACCAGCCGTTTCTTTTCGGGGTACCGCTTTATGGTCCGTAAGTACTGCTGCTCCCGGTCGTCATGGGTTGGCCCTTCTCTGTCAAAGGCATTGGAGATCGTCAACGCGGCCATTGTCACAAAGTCTGTCCAAACCTCCCAGGCACTTTTGGTATTGCACAGGATTGAAAACTGTTTGGAAAACTCCGTTTGGCTTTCCCGGCGAAACCGGACGGCGTGGGCCATAACTTACACCAACCCCTTCCGTTTCCCCGGTGGTACTGCTTCTCCGGTATCCTTCCGCACGACAGTAACCTTTGTCAGCTCCACGCCGCAGTCCTTCGCGACGGATTCATTAAGCAGCTTTCTCAGTGTCTCCGCAATCAGCCAGATATTCGGCTCATTCAAGAATACGCCTCCCTCCACTTGTCTCACGTTTCCACCTCCTTTCGCTGGAAGTGCTCGCAGGTGTCATAGGGCATCCGGGTCTTGACCCGGGGGTATACGCAGTGTCCGCATTCAACCGTCTGGCCTTTTTCGTTGAAATGCTGGTAGAAATGCCGGCAGTTGACACACAGCGGGGTTTCCGGGGTCAGCTGTGTGTGATAGAGTACATTGCGCTCTTTTTCGGTCACAGAAATTCCTCCTTGCATAGCCAGCAGGAAGATGCTATACTATCCTCATGCGGGCCGATTGGATGTGTCAATGGGTTCCGCCAGCCCTGTCAGGTGTTCGCTGCACTTGGCAGGGCGCTTTTCGTTTCTAACTTGGCGATCGCGTCTGTAAGCACATGGATAATATACTTCGCACGGCTGCCGTGAGGTATACGGCCATTGCGGTAACAGTGGATTTGCCCCCGCGAAATGCCGGTAAGCTGGCCGATTTGGACACAGGAAAATCCGTACTCGTTGATAGCCTTGTTGATGAGGTAGGCCAGTTCATAGTCCGGGTGTTTAGTGTTTTCCACTTCGGTTATCTCAAACCCGCCCTGTTCCAGAAAACCCAACACATAGGGTAGCCGTTCGTTGCGGCAGTTTGCCACGATGGAAGCCGCCCGCAGGTAATCATCCGGGGTAAGCACGCGCTGCGGGGTCAGCGCTGTTTCCTCTGCGCCATAGAACGAGGGCAGAAACGCCGCCGCCAGCACATCCTTTGCGTGAAGCTGGTACTGCTCCAAGCGTTCCGCCAGCTCCGGGGTCTCCCGCTCCATCGTGGGCGTGATGCTGATCTTTGCCAACCAGAGAGGAACGAAGTCCAATTTCAGGCAGAGAACTTCTTGCAAGCCTCCGTTGGTAGGGAGGACCAAATTTGATCCCCCTTTGGAAAGGATAGTGTCGGTCTGAATGTTGGCCACCTGCCGCTTTCGCTGACCCTCACTCAGCCCAATGCCGTCGCACATCCAGCGGACGCCCGCCCAGATTTGCCCGTCATTGTCGCGAGCCGCCATGAGTTCTGCGCCCATAAAGGGCACGCGCCGGATTTCGAGGTCGTTCACGCGATCTCCCTCCCTTCGCTCTGGTTTTCCGCCTTACCGGCGGCGCGGTTCTTGCAGTCTGCCATAAAGGCCATGCCTTCGCTGAATGACAGCAGCTTATCCACTTCCTGATCGGACAGGCTTGGGAGGGCTTTGCCGATGGTTTCAAGGATTTTCTTTCCTTTCTCAGACATTTTCTTACCTCGCTTTCTTTTGGGTTGTCCCCTCCCGCCTGTCTATGGTACAATTTGACTGGGGGAAGGGGGTGAAGATGATGTACAGTAAAGAGCGACCTTGGACATTCAAAACTTGGATTCTGAATTTTAAGGGCGTCGATTTGCCGATAGGTGACCTTGCGGACGATATTGCGCGTGATCCAGATTTTCCAGAAGAAGATTATTTCGGGGAAATCCTCGATCATATTTCCGCAAAGAGCCATGAGAACTCTGTAATTCAAGAAACCTTTGTCTTGGCTTGGAGCTACTATTTAGCGTCCAAAGATGACTCTCGCCCGGAGCTGACTTTGACCAGAGAATAGCGCATCTGGTACGGTTTCCGAACCAACACGTATTCTGGATCGTCCTGCTGGTCTTGTAGTGCCGCTATAAGACCAGCAATTTCTTTTGGGGTACCGTTTGCCGTTACGAAGATACGGTCGCCGTTTCGCTCATATTGCATATCCATTTCCTTTCACCTCGTTTCTTGTGATTTTTTGACTATTATACGTCTAATTAAATCATTTGTCAACTGTATTTTGTGATTTTTTCAATTTTTTGTTGACACTCGACATTTTGTGTGCTAGTCTATTATACAGAAAGAGGTGATACTATGACCTTTGGTGAACGCGTGCGCAAATTACGAAGATTGAAAGATCTCACTCAACAAGAGTTTGCTGACCGTATTGGGGTAAAAAGAAACACTGTCGCAACCTATGAAATTGGACGCAGTGAACCTATTGATGCTGTCATTTCCCTCATTTGCCGGGAGTTCAACGTCAGCGAGCAGTGGCTCCGGACAGGTGAAGGGGAGATGTTCAACCAGCCGCAGAGCCGGAAGGATGAAATTCAGCACATGGTTGAACGGATGATGGAGGGTAGGAAAGCCGAGTTTAAATACCGCCTAATCTCTGTTCTGAATCGTCTGGATGAAGACCAGTGGGGCGCCTTGGAAGATTATCTGCGGGAAATACTCGATGGCCGTTCCGCTGTTCCTGAACAAGCCCCGCTGCCGGCAAAGCCGGAAACAGAGCAGGAAATTGACCAAGAGGTTGAACGATACCGGCAGCAGCTTCTTTCTGAAAAGATACGGGCTGCACAAACCTCGTCTGTGAAAGAGTCCGACGTGGGCTGAAAGGCTGGTACGAATAAAAAAAGCCGCCCTTGGTGCTGCAACACCAAGGGCGGCAAGGAAACCTATTGGACAAGGACAGGTGCCTGCCAATAGCTCTCCAGAGCGAGACTATTATAGCACTTGTCCTTGATTCATTGCAACCATTTTTGAAAGGACAGGTGTTTTTTATGCGCAAAGAGCCGATTTACCCGCCGCCGGTACGCCGCGCCGCGCTGTATATTCGGGTATCCACCGAGGAGCAGGCTAAAAAAGGCTACTCCATCCCCGCCCAGCGGGAGGATCTTGAGGAGTACGCAAAAGTGAATGGCTACGCCATAGCCGGGGTATTCATCGATGAGGGCAAGAGCGCCCGAAAGCGGTACACGGCCCGTCCCGCGTTTATGGAGATGATGGAAAAGGTCAAAGCCGGAGAAATTGACGTGATCCTGTTTATCAAACTGGATCGCTGGTTCCGGAATATTGCGGATTATTACGAAGTGCAAAAAATACTGGATGCACATAACGTAGCCTGGAAGACCACCCAGGAGCACTATGACACGGAAACTACCAACGGCCGGCTGTACATCAATATCCGGCTCTCCGTGGCTCAGGATGAAAGCGATCGGGACAGCGACCGAATCAAGTTTGTTTTTCAAAACAAAGTGTCGCGGGGTGAGGCGATTTTCGGTAATCCCCCGCTGGGTCTGAAGGTGGAGGACAAGCACATCGTTCCAGACCCGGAAACAGCGCCGATTGTACGGGAATTGTTTCACCATTACGAAATTCACCGTAGCATTAGCCGTGCGGTCCGGGAAGTGGGAGAACAGTTTAACCGCGTTCTATGGCTGGACGGTACCCGCCGTATGCTGGCCAATCCACTCTACAAGGGTGTCTACCGTGATAACCCCGCTTACTGTGAGCCCCTGATCCCGCCAGAGAAATTTGACCGGGTGCAGGAGCTTTTGAAAGCGCGATCCATTCGCCATAATCAAACCGGGCGAATCTACCTGTTTTCCGGCCTGCTGATCTGTGCGGAGTGCGGTCGGAAAATGGCAGGCCGGTACGCGGTCACCAAGCGCAAGGAGCATAACTGGGAATACCATCTTTACCGTTGCCCTACCGCAATGCAGTATCATCGTTGCCCGCACCGGAAAGAAGTCAACGAGGAAAAGTTGGAAGCATGGCTGCTGGAACACATACGATCAGAATTGGATGCCTATCAAATGCAATGGGAATCTGCCTCAGCTGCGCCAATGCGTCCCAAAATAGACCGGGCGGCAATACTGCGCAAGCTGGAAAAGCTCAAGCAGCTGTACATAGAGGATTATATCACCTTGGAGGAATATCAAGCGGACTACGAAAAGTATCGTGAGAAATTGGATATAGCTCAGGTCGAACCTCGACGCCCTGACTTTGAACATTTGCGCACTTATCTTCATGCGGATTTTCAGGCAGCTTATTCCGCTATGACGCCAGTTCAGCGCCGTGATTTTTGGCATAACATCGTGAAGGAAATTTGCCTAAATACGGAAAATACGCCTCAAATTATTTTTTGCTTGTGACTGTACTAATATACTTTGATCTGTAGAGCTCGTGCATCATTACGATTCTTATTGGAGAGCAAAAAGCGTAACGCATTTCCAAGCCCACCCGTTACCGTATAAACTTTTGTCGTCAAGCCTCCCCGACTTCACTCTGTTTCTTCGTGATACCCTCTTTTTTGCACTACTGGCGTGCTGGTGAACCTTGACCAGAGTCCTTGTCCAGCATCAGCGTTGTTTCGTCCGACAAATCCTGCTCAATCAGGGCTGATAAGCTATCTTCCTATACTCCAGCTTTTGTCCATGCCCCAAATCGGTTGTATACGCTTTGCCATGGGCCGAACCGCTCCAGTAAATCCCTCCATGGAATCCCTGTGTTCAGCCAGTACAGAACTGCGTTGAGCATTTCCCGGTTGCTTTTCCTTGGCGGCCCCTTTGCGGCTTCCTTTCAGGCAGAAGCTTATCCTTAATCCCATTCCATTGTTTTTCACTTATTTCATGTCTTTTGATATTTTTATTTTATCATTTTATTTCTTATAATACAATATAGAAGTTTTAAAACAACTCCTAATGTGGGGCAGGACAAAAAGTCCTTTATGAAAGGAAGTGGGTAAATGGAAATTGGTAGGCTTCGTTCAACGATTCTAGTCGAATCGGAGCATCAGCATCACAGATAGCAGAATCATACTCTGGCAACACTTCCAGGGCAGACAGCAACTCACTCCCAGACTTCATCGGTGGTAGAATACGGATAACATCAGACAGATTACTCATGGCTCATCCCCTCCTTCATGTAGTCCCGGTGGTTCTTGGTCTGCTCTTGTCTCCTGGTACTACGGATATTCTTCATGTGAACATCACCACGACCAGTACCACTACCCACAATGGCTTCTATATGCTGGGCAAGGTTGATCTGAGCCTGTAGATTGTCTCTGGCTGCACCTTTGGCAATGTCCCTCTGGCTGGTCTGTAGCTCCTGCACCGCTGTGAGGTCTTTACCCTCAAACCTGGATTCAATCACAGTGAACTCGGTGTATGTACCATCCTCCAACACCCATACGGAGGTCACATTTTCTGGATTGTAGGCTACAGTCACATCACCGCCAGATAGATACTGTTCCGTGTAACCCTCACAGTGATACCGCAGCTTGTTCACCTTCAACCCTGACCGACTGAACTTACCTGTAGTCCTCGGCAGGAGGGTAAGCATCAGTTCTCTTTTCCCAATTTCAATGAGATTGGCCCCAATTTGGGATTTTCCCCAATTCCAGATTTGGGAGGCATAGGGCTTCACCTGAGCGGCGATCATGTTCTCAGTATACGGAAAGCTCTCAACTATTCGCCGAGAGTTATAGTAGATGATGCAATGAAGAATGATCTTCTCAAAGTCAGCCATGGTCAAACAGGCATCCTTCCGGTAGTCGTGAGCACCACGCTCCTGATAGTCAGGCTCAACGACACCCTTGCCCTTCAAGTGCTTCTTGTAACTCTCCTGTACCAGATCGAAGAATTTCTCAATCAGCCCCTTCAACTCTGGACGATAGGAAGGGAGATTGACAACCTTAACCCCCAGCTCTGCAATCTGCTCAAAATTCTCGGATGTGTACTCACTTCCCATGTCGGTGATGAACGTAGCCGGAAGCATATCACAATCCCAGCCCTCACGATGAATAGAGATACCGAACCTACTACACCATGAAACCTTGTCCGATATGATATTGAGCATCAGCCCACGGAGACTATAGACACCACCTTCCCACGATAACGAGTACCCACAACACAAGCCACTATAGGCATCAATACAGGCTGTCAGGATTGGTCTACCCACCAGACTTCCAGTGTCATTGACAAGATAGATGTCACACACCGTAGCATCGAACATTCCAACGCCGACAGCAGGAGCAAACTCTTGTACTCCTTCACCAGTCAGAGGACGGTTGTTCCGTTGGTAGTTCTTCAATCCATCACGGGAGATATAGAAGTTCTGGAGGTTCCTGGTCTTACGATAGAAGTACCGGAACTGATAGTAGGACGGGTATTCCTCAGCGAGTACTCCCAGGGCATCACAATACTTCTCCTTGAGCATCATTGTGTAGGCAGTCATCAGAGATTGTTTCTTCGTGGTGTAGAAGAACTTATTTAAGGCCCATCGGATATTCTTCTCGCCCTGGGTCAACACTCGATCATCCTCCCGACGTTTGGGAGCAAGAGCAGTCACATCCATGTAGATCAGATACAGACAGAGATAGCCCCTGATGGTCTGTTTCGACACCCCATGTTCTTCTGCCGCAGAGCAGATCAACCGAGAGCGCATCCGATTATCCGCAACGAAGGACAGGATAGGAGCGATCATCGTGTACCTCTCGTACATGATTTTCCTCTGGTCGGCATCCAGATCATCAGCACCGACAACCGTAACCCCTATGACCGCCGACAACTCACCAGTGGTACACTCAGAGTAGGATTCCAGAGCATCCAGCCCTATCCACACGGGCATCGTCCTCTTGATGCAGTCAATGATAAGAACCCTGTCACCCTGCAATTCCAGAACCCGGATGATTGAATCACCAGACCTGAGCAGGTCATACTTCTTCATCAATGACCACCCCCCAATCCGTGACCCCATGCCTGAGCCAGTAATCCCTTGAAGCATCCAGCA